GGGAAGCTTACTAAGGACACCCCAATCAAAAACAAACGAGGTGCAATAAAAAGGATACGAGAAGGCCAAGAAACATGGTTCAAAAGGCTTTCTGACGCTGGGTATAAATGTGAAGTTTCACGGTCTATTGATCAATCTATTTTAATAATTAAGGATTATTTGAGGATATGAAATGGAATTAACATATGAGTCAAATTTTAAAGTGCATAAACCAATAGGATATGAAATATTAGGTGTGGTTGAATATGGGATAGGGGCATCTTCTGAATATCCAGATGGTGCATATATTTATCATAAGATTAAAAAGATATCAGTCACAAGAGAAGAAATCGAAACTTCAAAGCTAAATTGGGGGCCATACATCGAAAGGCAATTACTCCGGTTAAGCCATGACAAGGTATCGCCTAAAGTTGAGATTGAACCTATCAAAGGAACAACAGTAAATTTCAAAGCTGATACGGACAAAGAGATAGAAACAATGCTTGGTTTGTTGAGAGAAGTATATGATGTAGTGGAAATGGGACATTTAACAGATAATAAACTTTCTCCATATCTAGGGGGGCCGCCAAAGATATTAAACTGTGATTTGAGGTTCAAAAAATCACTGGCAAATAGAATATTTGGCTATCTACAATCTAAAGATAAAATATTCAGGGATATTGCTTTCAAACGTCAAAACAAATGGAGAAAGCACAACAGGAAATTATATGTGGATTAAATCACTGGAAGATAAATAATAAATTCCGTCCCAATATCAGGTTGGCTAGTAACTTTTATTTCTCCATTATGCTTTTCAATAATACGTTTAGTTGTTGAAAGACCTATTCCGTGACCTTTCTTCTTCGTTGTGAAAAATTCATCGAAAATATGATTGATATCCTCATCTTTAATTCCTGATCCATTATCTTTGATTTTTAGTATGATATGGTCATTGTCTTTATTCGTTGTAACAGTTATTTTTTTAAACTTATTCCCGCAAACCGCATCTATTGAATTAGATATCAAATTAAGCATAACCTGTTGAATCTCACCATGATTGCAATAAAGTATTTTTTCCTCACCAGACGGGGAAAAAATAAAAGAAATTCTATTATTTGTGATTTTTCTTGAAAAAATATTAGCTATTGTAATTATCAGTTTATCGATATCAGCATTGGTTCTTTTATCAACCGATCCAGATGCAAAAGATACTAATCCATTAACAAGATTTATCCCAATATTGAGACCTTTATGGCCTGAATCGCAGTCTTCTGCAATCCTTTTTAAAATACCCCCCCAAACATTCTTTTCCGCTAAAATCACTAATAATTTCGTCTATTTTTACAATTTCTTTTTTAATCAATGAGAAAAAATTAAACGATGAAAGTATGTTCGCAAAATCATGAGCAACCCCACTGGACATTTTGCCGATAATCATTAAATTATTCAAATGTTCTGTATTAAACAGTGACTCAGCTATTTTTAAAGAGGATTTAAGCTCCTCTTCACTGTACGGTTTCAAGATGAAATCAATCACACCTAATTTGAATGCATCAACAGATACTTTTAGATTAGAAAAAGCTGTCATCAATACAATTAAAGTTCTTCTCTTAGTAGTTTTAAGCTCATTTAAAACATCTAGCCCTGACATTCCTGGGAGCTGCCAATCGAGATAAGCGAGTTCATGATTACCAGAAAGGATCATTTTTAGCCCGTCTTCACCTGTTTCAGCCTCTTCAACTGAATGGCCTAACTCTATCATTTTTTTTCTTAATAAAACTCTAAAATGTTTATCATCATCAATAATGAGAATTTTCATTTGAATCACTATAAGGAAATTTACTTATATACTATTGAATTTGATGATAGGTATCAGTAATTATTTAATTTGTCTAACAAATTTATTGTTTTTATAAACTATTTAGTTCAATGGACATAATACAATTAAAATGGGAAATTGTGATTTGTATCTATAAAAACAGGTTAGGACACTATAATATGTATCAACCATAAAATAATTATGCTATTTAAAGGACACTTAATAGGTGCAACGGCAGTATCAGCAACCATCCCTATCTTAACATATTTACTTAAAATACAGGCATCTTTCAGTGATATTTTATCGGCTATGATAGGGGTTGTTTTAGGAGGGAACTTCCCCGATACAGATACAGAATCCGTCCCTTCAAGATATTACGCTATTGGTCTTTTAATCGCATCTGGTTATTGGTATTATGTTGGAACTCCTGAATATATCTGGTTCCCGCTAGTACCTTTTTTAGCTGCTAAGATATCAACCCACCGTGGCTGGACACATTCCTATTGGTTGGCTGTTATTCTCTTCTTTCTGCCAAATATCATGCATTTTGTGGTTTTCGTGCTGCCACCATGGGGATTAATTATTTCAGATTTTGTGACCAGAAATTACATCTTGATTCAAGGATTTTCTTTAGGACTTATCGTTCACAGTCTTTTGGATAAACGATTCCCGTGGGATAAGAAGAGCTGGAAAAATATCTAATCCTTAATATCCCCATATTTTACAGGAGTCAGACCTTTCCATTTCTTTTCAGTAAAATCGGCTCTAGCGTTAGGAGTTGTAAAATTAGAATCAAACTCTTTTTCTAAAGAGTCATCAAGAATAATGATCTTGTTTTTCCTGACATCTATGATCCCAACATGTTTAAATTCTTCACATCCACCTTGAAAAATAAATAAAACTCCTTTGCCAATATCTATGGAATAATGGCAAATTGAAGGTTTTTCAGGCTCTTTAATTTTAACTTCTTCTTTTTCTCCATATCCCCAAAGCGCACTAGCCGTTAAAGGAAAAATGAAAATACCAACAATCAAAATTAAGGTTTTCATATTCCGACCACAAAAGAAATTGATAACGCAGAAAATCCGGCATCAGCAGTGGATTCTTCAATAGAGATGTTTTCACCGGACATTGGCGCATCTACGATACGGTATTCAAGTCTTAATTTATTCCCCCATATTGGCAGATCGAAAGCAAGACCTTTTTCAACAGCCGTTCTAATTTCAGGTTCATTCCCATCTGTATCTTGAGCCCATATCTTTCCAACGCCACCATAAATTGAAATATTGGGTTTAAGATAAATCCCGAATCCCCCATAGAAATGTCTATTCTGCCATTCATCCGCAAACTCTTGGCCTTCATAGCTATTTTTTTCTACTGTTCTGTGTCCATATGTAATGTAAGCATGAAAAAAATTGGACATATTATGGTATACAGTAAGATCTAAATTCTCTGTTCTGAATGCAGGAGATCCCCCATTTGGAGTGTCAAACAGATTCTCTCTGAATCCAAGTTCCCATGTTCTCCTGTTCGTTTTTCTGACTACACCTGTTCCATCATCCAAACAAACTTCCCCACCTTTAGGGCTTGACATTTCACTCAATTTTTCGGTTAAATTATTATAAGAATCCCCCATCCCGGCAAAAACATTGAAAGAGAACATAGATATCAAAAGAGACAAAAACAATATTTTTTTCATGATAAACCCCATAGATTATTTGATTAAATAAAAGATGATTTGAATATATCAATTATTTTTGTGTTTGGTAAAATGGAACTTGTTTTTATTGGGTTGGCATGGCAATCTGATCATGCAGAGTTAAACGATGATTAATCCCAGCCATTGAGAGTGTATTAAAAACATCGTTTTTTTTACTCTGCAACCTCTTGATGGCTGGGATTTTTCAATTTAAAAGGATTAAAAATGGATTTAGTTAAAAACATGAAAGACTTAATGTCTGTTTCTGAAATAGCATTTTCTCTTGGAGTTAATTCAAGGACTATTACGAGATACGTAAACAAATTATTCCCTAATAAAATCAAAAACGGGAAACAGACACTTCTTGATGAGAAAGAAGTAACTTTGATCAAGCTGGATCTTGATAAAAATAAACACCTTGACACTTCTGTCCAGCTACCAAAAACAAAGCTTGAAAAGACATTACTTGTTCAGCAAGCAATGGGATTCCTCAATGAAGAAATTGATGAATTAAAACGAAAAGTAGAAGATCAGGCATTGGAACTAAAAGAAGCCCAACCAAAGATTGAGTTTGTTAACCACATTGAAGTAAGCAAAGACTCAATCTCTGTTGCTGATTTTTCCAGATTACTCAACAAAAAAGGCGTGAAAATAGGACAGAACAGACTGTTTAAATATTTCTATGACCAAAAATATTTGATGGACAGCGATAAACCTTATCAAAAGTGGATGGATCAAGGATTATTTGAAGTTAAAAAGGTTCCTTACCTTAATGGAAGGAGAGAAGAAAAAACAGCTCATAAGATAATGGTTACAGGAAAAGGTCAAACCAGATTAACCAAAATAATAAGTGCCGTGTTTTCAGCAGGACAGCTTCAATTTTAATTAAATAAGCCAAAATATAACCCTGAAATAATTTATTCCCCAACCTATAAAAAAAGAAAAGGTTGGGTGCTTTAATCTGTAGTGAACACCTTAACGCCTGATTTTCTCCACCATGACGTATTATTCAGGTTCCCTTCCCAAGCATTAGTCCCACTCTCATCTTTTGCCAATTTTCTGCCGAATGGTAAAAAGAATGGCTCAACCGTACCGCAAGATGTGGATAATGTAAAATCTGTATCACTGCTAATCACGATATAATAGTCTGTATCGGATTCTAATCCATGGTTATCTGGTAACATTCCGTTGTAAGGTAGCGTTACAGGGCTTGTCAAAAGCAGTTCGTTTAGTTGTTCGATATCAACAAGTTTAGTTTCAGGAACATCATTGCTTGAGTCTCGTGTCCAGATCGAGATATCACCACCTTGTAGATTTAAAGCAATATATTTACTGGACTCAATCCCTGAAGTAAAAACGTACGGAATTGCAAAAACGTTGAATGTTGGCTGATCAAATGAACAAGACCCTGTGTCATCCAAGTTAAAAGAACTTTGAACAACTGGATCACGCTCAAGAAGGTCTGAGAAATAATTAGGAGCCCCAGTAACCTCCCAAAATGGTGGGACATTCATGTTGTGTCCTAAACTTTCATATCTGGCCTCACGGTTTGACTTGACCTGCAAAAGTGGAATATCAATAATATTTTGCAAAAACTCGGATCTGTAAATATCTGTTCCTGAATTAATATCAGAAGCTATTTTTTGCATGAAATCAATCTGTTCAGCCTCAGTCCGGTTAAGAAGTAACGCAGAATTAACAGCTAAGAGAACGGAATCAGCTTGATTTCCATCTTCAAGCGTCATATCAGTAAATCTTGTATTTAAAGAAGGCATTCCCATATATTCAAGAATCAGAATTTCAGCTTCTAATAATGAATCTCCTGCCGTTCCATGTCCTGAATCAAATAAATTCCTAGCAACCGATGTCCTGATAGTAGTTAGCGGTGTTATATTGTTTGATTCACCAGCATTTAAGTCTATAATTGCGCTTAACCTTTTTTGAACCATTATCCCACCTGTGATCTCATTATGGCATATGGCATCGGCAAATACTTCAGCATAATTTTCTGTCAGCTCAACAGGTAAATCATAGTAGCCAAAATCGTTTTCAGTTTCGCTGATATAATACCCTAGTACTTGGTTCAAACTATCATTGAGAGGTTTTACTGTTACTATAGCTCCGGCAAGACAAGGCCCATCTTGAAATTTTCCTGTCAGGTTTTTATAGTTTAATGCCCACATATTCGCTTCTAATTCAGTATCAGTCGTGGAATCTGATTCAATATCAGTCGTGGAATCTGATTCAATATCAGTCGTGGAATCTGATTCAATATCAGTCGTGGAATCTGATTCAATATCAGTCGTGGAATCTGATTCAATATCAGTCGTGGAATCTGATTCAGTATCAGTCGTGGAATCTGATTCAGCCGTTAAATCATCAGTATCTTTTGTCTCAGTGCAAGAAATGGTAAATAGTACTGCAATGATTAATAATAATTTTAAGTACTTCATTTTAGCCTCAGTTAAATGAAAAATTAAAAAGGCTTTGGAAATTTGCCTTTTATCTGCAAGATAATATCCGTTTTCCATGCATCGACTCCGTTGTGATAGATATAATCTAGCTGTTCTCCGATCGGCGGGTATTCAGAAACACGAAGACCGATATATGTTGTTTTTGCCCCCTCTGTTTCGATAGCTTCTTTCTCTACTGACTCTTCAACAGTATATTGAGGTTCAACTGTGTTTCCTGCCCCAATCCAATCTTGCATTTCCAGAGAAAGCCCTGCACCCATCGTTTTTGGTTTACATGTGCCACTAAATGACCCTGTTCTTGACAGTTCGCCCCCATCTTCATCAAGAAAAATCTTTGTGAAATACCCGTCACCAGTATCCTTAAACTTAATACTCATAATTCCTTTTATAGTACAAATGTTGGTTTTTTTGAAAATCGAACTCTACCGTCAAATGAAAAAGCATGAGATAAAGTAACAGCCTGTTGAAATTCAAACGATACATCACTCGTTGCAACAGTCTGTGCTGAATAAAATTCCCCGGCCAGTAGGGCAGACTGTGCAAGTGTTGAGACTGCCAACGCTGTACTTCCCCATGTAACACCACTAAAACTGAATAAAATAGTGTCTGATGCTGTGAGTGTGACTGACCCACCTATCTCTACATCAGCAAACCATCCAATTCCATCTTGAGCAACAACCATGCTCGATTCATTTCCCCCAGATGTTATGTTTGAAACGGTATAGTCACCAAGGCCAGTTGTATATAATTTTGCTGCTTTACCTTGTGCGTAAGTTGAATCGTCAAAATTACTACTTGAATTGTTAAACGCTGCCCCGATCCTATTACGATTTGTTCCAAGCCCTTCTGGTGACATCTTTACAATCTTATAGTCTTCCCCAGATACAAAGATATCATCAATTAAGGACACTTCGCCTTCCAGCGTTGCGTCTGATGAAGCAGTTGTCTGTGTTCTGTCAGTGAGATTATATATAATATCGCCAGTTTTCACAAGGTCTGTCAAAAATGTAGCCCCTGAATCAATCAGTTTTCCCGCTGTTGTCCCATCTGCCGCACTTTCTAAGTCTGGGACCAGTCTTTGATTAAGGTCAGAATCCAACCATATTCCGTACCATGTACTTAATTTTTCGCTAGTCCCTGACTCTAAATCTGTAGGCATAGTGAACGTGGTATCAATATCGTCTATTCTTTTACCGCCTCCTTGGTTGTCAACGAAGATTATATTATCTGAATCTACATCAACCGTTGTATTTGATTGAACATTAATAATGAGATTTTTAGTTGCAAAATCACTGTATACACCATTTGAGTATGCAACACCATTTAGGACATAAGACCCTGAAAAATTCTCTCCTTGTTCAACAATGACATCCCCAATAATAACTAAACCATGAGTTTTCCCGTTCAGAATAATCTTTCCAGTATCCGTAGTAACAGAAATTTTACCTGAGACTTCAACAAAAGTAAGATCAAATGTATCAAGATCAAGCTTTTCATCTGGACCATCCATCCAAGCTTCAACCTCTGTTGTTAATATCCTATTCGCAGTTAAAATAGTGGAACCAAGAAATAATAATTTATCACCTTCTGACAAAGAAGAAACAAAAGTTGTTTCAAGATCGGTTACCCTAGTGTTTGAAAGTGATGGTCCTGCTATAACTGTCGGACGAATATGCTGTTCTTCATTCGATTCATTGAAAAAACTTGTGATATAAAAAACACCGTTTCCTCTGACTGCAAAGCCAACTATCACTGAATCATCAGGAGTCTGAGCACCTTGAACCGTTTCATTATTAAGAAATCCATAAAATACTGTTTCAGTATTATCGATATATACAGCATACCAGCCATCATCAGGACAAGGGAAAGTCCCAGGATCAGCAACAGCATGTTTGACCCCATTAATATAGACTTCTCCTGCCGTCATATTGATAGAATCATCCCCTCCATCTTGAGATATCACGCATCCTGAGTTGACTCCATCTTTTTCCAACTCATTTTTGGACAAAAAATCTTCAACATACGCTTCAAACCACTTATGATTGAAATGATCAGGGAGTAAAGGCACATGCCTAGCAATGCCTTTTTTAGTTGTTCTTGATGTTCCTGCTGGATTATAATCAGAAAATGTAGTCATTTTTAAATGTCCGTTGAGTCAGTGTATTTTAATTTTAATTTTTCATAAATATTTGCTCTGGTAATATCTGATTCAATCATTGTGAAAACATGCCTGTCAGTTCCTAAAAGTTGAGTTTTTGACTCGTCTTTATAAATCCCAACCATTATGATTACAATGTAAGTTTTGTCCCCATTCCTGTTTGTCCCTGAATCTGTACTACTTACATCGTTTATTTTGTAATAAGCTTTTGGGACAGAGAATGATTTGTAATGTGTTGCTTTTTCTAGTGCCATAGTTATTATCCTATCTGATAAGTTATTGAAAATCGTAAATCGGCAGAACCAGATGTTAACTGAGAGATTAGTAAAAAACTTAAACCACTACCACTTACCGAATTTCCGATTCGTATAATATTTGAACCACCGTTAATGTACAGGTAACAATAACCATTGAATGTAGTAGACGATAAACTTATTTGACCAACTGACGGTGGTGTTCCGTATGCAGAGCGGGGTAGCCCTTGGATATATATATAATTTCCAGCAGTCATTCCACTAGTATCAATGTTAAGAATATGACCGCTCACTGTAACAGTTTTACCATTTCGTGAATAAAGACCAGACACACTTGATGGCACACCTAAATTTCCGCCACTACTAGCATCCGAAACAACAGGAACCCATGTTCCATCACGTGAACTAAAATCATTAATCACATCTGCATCAATAACTCCATCATTTCCAATCTGAGCTTCAAACCATATGTCTGTTGATATTCCGTCTGGTCGGTATTCTGCTATGCAGCCTAGTTGATTTATTGAAAGATCATCAAAATAAATCCCCCCATTATTTGAGGTGTTAAACTCTCGGAATTTAAGATGCCAATCATCGAAAAACTCAAAGTCAATTGTTACTTTTTCAAATGTAGTGTCAGTTTCTTCTATTTCTGCAATTGTTGTGGCAATGCTTGAACCATCGCCTTCACCCATTGCAGCAATCCAATTTCCACCGGTCCCGACGTGCCTCCACCAAAAAGTTAATCTATAAAATTTTCCAACCTCACACCCGAAATATGTCCCCATGTCGAACACACACCTGTGTGCGCTTCCCGGTGTTGGATTTATATTTATTTCAAGAGCATACGCCCCGTTATGCACTACTGAACTCTGGGATTGAAATACCGAAGATCCTGATATTACAGCAACCCAATTGCCTATGGAGTTTGTCTCAGTCCCTGCCCTATCTGCTGTAGCGTTAGCATCTGTATTCAGGTCTACCTGACTTCCCCCCTGATCTTTCCACTCAAGTTGTTTTAGAGGATTTGAGGACCAGCTTTTGGCTTCACTTTCTGATGGATGATAATTAAAAAATACGTGTCGGTATTGCTCACCTTTGAACCACACTGACGCTAAATTATTTCTACCAAAATATAAGGGTTCCGGTCCCGAAATTGTACCGGGCGGGGTACTGGCTGTATCAGATTGCAAGACACCATTTATCATGATTGTCATCAATCCACCTCTTTCAAATCTCAAGGCGTAGGTACGTATTGTGCCATCTGCAATTGGATCGTCAGAATATACAACTACTGCCGAACCACTATCTCTAAGACCGAACGATAGCCGCCCGTCAGTTTCGATACCGCAAAAATATATTTGTGTACCCTGCCCCTTTGTTAAAATGCGTAATTCTGTTCCTAAGGCTGTTGATGGTATACGTATTGACCCAACGAGCATTCCACTACCCTCGCCAAAATCAATGTTTGGATCGTCTGCTATTGTAACTTTCTGACTCCCATTAAAATGCAACCCTTTCCCTCTCTGCATTTCTGCAATAGTAGGCGTATTAAGTATATGATTACTATCGAGATTTATATCCTTTGCAAAAGGAATAGCATCATCATCATGGGAATAGGGAATTCCTGTTGTTGGGCGGAAACTGTTTTCGTCAAGATTAGCAACAATAAGCTCATCTTTATAAAAAACATGCTTTGCAAGTGGGGTTGAACTATCTGAGTTACAAACAAGTGAAAGGCTTCCTGTTGATTCAGTTCCGCCTGATCCGGTAAAGACAAGATTAGTTAATAAGGCCCCATTACCCTCTAGTGTTGCGGCTGTGAGATGACCCGCTACTGTTAACTCATTTAAAGATACTAATGAATCGTAAAGAAAGGAAAGAAGAACACTATTTGGGACTTCTTTGACTTCGCCTCCAATGGTCCCTATTATTTTATCACCCAATACCATTGATATAGCATCGGCAAGATCACTTATTTTTTTAGTCGGTTGTGACATTATGAGTTTGTAGTTAAAAGATATCCGTCTTCAGTCATGAGGGCAAAACCACCTTCAGTTGTTAAAATATAAGGGCCTACAGTTGGGATTCCTGGTGTGAAACTTGGTGGCTGAACATAATCATCCGCATCAGTAGCGTGATGAAGACCATAAACATCTCTTGTTTCGTCAGGGCATAAAACAAATAATCGTTTCCCTGCTGGTGCTGAATCTAAAAATGTTTGGTTCAAAGAAGGTATTTTACTGAAATCAACCGGATCAAGATGTAAATTAACTGAATCCGAGGCTGATTTTAAATTCCACGAAAATGGATCATCCCTTGAATTCAAAAGAGTAAAATCTGTGAGCCCGTATTTCTCAAACAATCTTCTGATAACTCTCAAAGATGAACTCTGGCCAAATAATTCAGTTATGGCCCTAATCATATACGCATTATCAGACTCTACCACTCCTGCTATTGTTTGCCTTTTACTCTGAAAAATAGCTTCCCAGAATGGTAAAAGACCATCAACAGTTGCTAAATTAGGGTCCATCTCTGTGAGAAGCTGGTTTCTCCTGTCATCACATTTTTTTTCAAGAACCGCCAACATGTCCAAAATAATGATATTTGGATTAGTATAAATAAAAACATCATCATTTGAATCAATCTTTTCGATAATATCAATAATAACATCATCGTAATTCCCTGTACCTGCGATTCCTAAATCAGTTTTTAATTCTCCTAATGTCCATTCATCTCTTTTATATTCAAAATCATCGATAATGATAGAATTGATCTTTTCAGTGTAAGTATGGCCAGATAAAGAAAAATAATTAAAAAGGTCTAAATCTTCAAGTTCCATCCACGATGGCATCCTATTTTTTAGAAGATCCCTATATTCCCGAATAGAAAGACTGATTCCTATGGTCATATTTCACTCACCGTTATTGTCGTAATATTCCAAATTTTAAACTCATCGATTGTTTGTATTGTATTTGGAACAAGATTATCTTCATCATAATAATCAACACCAATAGGCTTATTCACACCAGATATTGATGCTTGCCAGTCTGTAGGATTGACAGATTCTCCTTGATCTAAACTGTCTACATAAGTTGCAATTTGTGACTGTATGAGCGTTTCATTCGTTGAGTGATCACCGCCAACCTCTTTCTTATATGGAACCACAAAAGCGACATCTTCTGTACTGACAGGTGTAAGAACTACATTCTGACCCGCACCTTGTTTGCCATCCAATTCATCATTCCCTGTAAGTTGTAATTGAATTTCATCAAGTAAATCTTGTGAAGGAACTCCAATACTTGACTGAATTGACATTATGATTTCACCATATTGATCAGGATCAAGAAGATTTGGGTCTGTGTGTTTCCAAGGGAATGATAAAAGAACATTTTTCACACTCTCTATTACTATTCCAAATCCATCTTTGATATTTACCGCTTCGGCTGTCGTAATCAGTGCTGGTGCGGTTGCATGTGCTTTTGCTTTGAGTGAGTCAGAAACCCGTTGGCTTCGTTCATAATCCGTTTCTTCATCGGTTCCGTTGTCAATTAACAGAGCGTTTGTCCCCGACTGAAAACTTGCTGTTAAAAACAAAGTCCCTGCTCCAAAAGTAATGTCTTTTCCAGCTTCATCAGCAATCATGGTAACATTTTTAGTTTCTGAATTAACGAAACTAACCTCTGCCGTTACTACTCCAACTTTGTTTCCAGTTGCGGTTGAATAAACTGGTTCATTAGCTGGGATTGTCAAAGATTGAGTTGATGTTATGCTTAAAATTCCATTCGCTTTGCTGGCTGGGAACGTGACTACACCTGAGAGGATAAACATTGTCTCTCTGGCCTGTTTTTTACATTCTGATTCTGTCGTGTCCTGAGAAATAGCTGAAATGGTTGCATGACCTTCAATGAAGGCTCTTAATGGTGAGCCCGGAGTAAAATCGAATCCCTGTTCATTGATAATATTAGAAGGAGTTCTAGCAATGACCGCTTCAACACCTTTTTGGACATAATCATCTTTGGCTTTAAGTAAAGTCATTTGAAAACTCTTCCTCTAAAATGCCACCATCAGCTTTTGTTAGCTCGTAACTGAAACTGAATGAAATCCCATCATCAACAATAGATTCTGGATCAACTGCAGCATCAACAATTCTTGGGTCTTGAACTGCACATTCTTTTGTTTCAGATATTAGTAGCATTTCCCTTTCTGTTTTACTTATTTCAGAAGTTAATGTTTCGATAAATGGATTTCCATATTCGGGGACAAGCAGGTAACTCCCTTGTCTGGCGTGAAAACGTGCTTCATGGTCCTGAGTTAGAAGTTCATCACCGAAAATTAGCGGTTTGTACCAAAGAACTCGCCCATCTGTTTCTTTAAAATTAGCACCTGTAGGCATTAGAAATATTTAGGCTCAGTTTTAAGTTTCCTGCATTTTGCTTTGAATCGCAATCAAGGATACTCATCACATATACTTTTTGATCAGATGTTAAATCATTATCAAAAAGCACATTAGTTGAACAGGAAACAAGGAAAATAAGCACTAAATAAGATAAATTTTTCATTTTTTTCCTATTGCGGGATCTTGATTAAATCGCCCGGAGATAAAACTTGGTTTTTTGTATACTGATAGATTTCTACCACGAATGTCGAATCCAGATCAAACAGCAAGCCAGAATTTAAACGGATTATTTGGTCGGTTTCTGAGATATAATCTATTGATATTTTCTGCTGGATAATGTTTTTAAACTCTTTAGAATTATTTGAAATAAGAAGTATACTTCCAGCCTTAATACTCGTAATTCCAATTTCTTTACTGAGAGAAAGGTAGGATACGGTAATCTCGTCTTTCACCCCTTCTGATCCTGTTACAGTTGCCTGAAGTTGCGAAGGTACTCTTAATCTTTCAGTGATAAAAGGATAAACAAGGTTGTTTGATTTTATAGCTACCAATTTTCTGATTCCTGTCCTGGCTAAAAAAGAATCAATACTCGTGTCCGTAGAGACTAGCTGAATCTCTCTGAAATTTGTAGGGAAAGGGGCGTTCTCAGTTAATGCCGCCGCTACAAATTTAGTATAGGCGTTGGTGAACTCATTGATTTGTTCGATAGTAGGGATGGAAAGACCATTGATTATTGTGTCAACATCAGCTCTGAGCGCAGTTAATTCGTCCTCACTCATATTAAGGGGATCTGCTGAATCAAAAATTTCCTGAATATTATTAATCACATCATCTGAAATAGACAGCGGAGGTTTTAGCTCATCTGTTGTCACTTCAGCTTTCGCAGCTATTTTTCTAAACCCTTCAGTCTCTACAAAATCATTGATTGCGTTTGGATAGCGTTCTCTATAGTCAGAGTCTTTGATCAATTGATAAAAACCACCCCCAATTTGCGTTGTGTGTTGTGAAAGCTGATTAGATGCTTCCGTGTAATCACTTCCTAATGCTTCAATTTCGTCTGCCATTAGAGTTCCGCTATATTTTCAATTTTATGAGCTATATTTTGGTTCGAGTATAAGAAATCATTGTATTGCTGGACGATATTATTTGGAAAAGATTTATAAGTTAAAATTGTGTCCATCATTTGAGAGATTGAATTACTGATCGCTATCAATTTATTTAGTGTCTCCGACAACGGGCCAATAACGGGTATTTCTGATATCGCTGGGAGTCTGTACGAAGCCATTAATTGCAAAATATCATCAGGAATTTCTTTGAAGGATGCATCAAGCTTATCTTCAATTACCGTAGCGTTTAGCCTCCATCCATAAGTGAAAGGCGTTTCTTTACTTGTAAATATTTGCAGCCCATCAGATTTAGGTTGGATCGTTTGGATTGTTTTAGCGTATTCATCGACAATTACGAGTTCATATCCTTTTTTATTTGGTTTTCCTCCAGCCTTTATACCTGAGTCTCCCCCAAATTCTACAGAGATCCCACTTCTCTCATATATAGAGAACGCAAACCTAAAATCACGTGTATAATAATTGTCAACTGTCCATATTTTTGAATATGGATCATTCAAATCAAGATAAAATTTTATAAATCTTTTTAAATTATCGGCCCAATCTTTAGGAGTGAACTGAGTAAGAGCAGCTTCGAATGAAAACCCAGTTGAAACAATTACATTTCTATCCGCAGCCGTTGGGAAAATACCATTCATGGTTATATCTTCAAGCCCTACTCCATAGGCTTCAGAGGCTATCCCCGCTATGCCTGTAACCGTAGATTGTCTTGCTCCAAGGGTATTTGAATATTGTTGATAATAAAAAGTTTTCCCTTCATGATTTATGGGGAATTTAAACTCAGCAATGGGTGTTTTTTGGGAAATATTTTCTCTTTGAGTATCAAATCTATCAGATAATTTTGGGATAGAGCCTTCATCAAGATTAGGATCGGCCTCTCTTCCAAACTCCTTTTTTTCTAAGATTCTTAAAATTAATTGAGGATGTGTTGTGAGATCTGATAAAGCCATGTTTTACCTTTTTATTTTTTATTATTCTTTTGCTCCATCTAATCGTCAAACACCCATTGGATGAGAAAAAATTTGTTTTATTTGCTCAATTGCTTCAGCTTTAGCTGACCTTTTCAACCCCTCTTTGATATATGGCTCCACGTAGTTTACGGTTGCTCCGATCACATCATTAGACTCAACCCCAGGATGCCACCACGAAGATGGTGCTGATTTTTCTGAAATTACTCTAAAAGTCCTGTAGCTGGATTGTGGAGTTCCTTTATTGACATTAGTCATTCCAGCATGAGGCCCATTTTGCCATTCGTAACCTCTGGAATTAATCAATCCGTAATCACTTGGATCTTCAGGAGTTCCTTTTTGCTCTGGAAAAGTTATACCCTGCTTGGCTGCTTTATGAATACTTGCAGACATTATTTTGCCAAGCGTTTTAGTGCTGCCCGGTGTTGTATGCCTAAAAGACATAATAAAATGTTTCTTTCCTTTTTTTCTTGCAGCCGCTAAAAAACCGGGTTTCATATCAAAAGGAGCATACCCATCTTGAATTCTCAAAGCTTCCTCATGACCAAAAGGCTTCATAGCAATAATAGCCCTGAGTGGAAGACCGGAAAAAATGCCTCCTCCGATCACTTCTATCGTATCACCCATTAACGCTTCAAAAGCTTTGTCTCCAGTTGCTCCAATCCGATTTGACATGCCTGTGAGCATACCACCGTTATAATTTGACGCCCATGTGTTTCTGACTGCATTTGCAAGTCTTTCAAGCTCTTCGTAGGTATAATTAGCCATAATCTAACGGTGCTCCTGTTACAGGTGGAGTACTAGGTGGTGTTAGAACTAAATAGGTGCATGTAGTCTTATAATCAAGTAAAGCGTTTGTATGGATTGCGTCTGCTATCGCTTCACAAAATTCTCCACCAGTATTGAATGTCTGAGATATTGTATTTACGGCTGTTTTAACGGCTGATTTACTTGCCGCAACCAATGGATTAATCAAAGAAATAGGGTTAATAGTCCCACCAAAATAATCACCTGATGCAGCCAATACAGCTTTTGTTATCATAGCTTCGAACCCATCTGACATTTCTATGTCATATTGGAGAGAAGGCTCACCAACCGCAAGTATAAGCTCATCTGAAAAATCTAACCCTGAATTCGAGGCATCTATTTGTGTATTATTTGGGAGCACTGTTACTGGATTAATAACCGTTATCGGTGCTAAATAAGTATCGATAGCTGCATCAAATTTTGTTTTATGATCTGCTGCACTGGTAGCATACCCTGTAAAACCTGCATACTGATCATCAAGGAATTTTTGTAATCCAATTTTAAGCGTTGCTTTCAGTATCGTCATAAGTCCAGATTGCATAAAGTTTTTTATAAGATTTTTCCATAAATTTACGGAAATAACCATCATCAGACTTTTTTATTTCTGTACGGAAATCAACCCATTGTTTATCAAGCTTATCTATCATGATTTTGATTTCTTTATTATCTTTTGCGTCTCTTAATCTGCCCGCTTTTCCAGAAAGCCACCTTCTTATAATTTCCAAGCAAACTCCCTGGAAAAGGTTTTCGTACATGGCTTCAATATCTTTTTCCTTTTTTAATCCAATGGCTTCTTGCTTTCTGTATTCTTCTATCATGACAGTATCGTACTGAGTGTTGCTTTAGTGGTGGATATTCCTGTTATTTCAAGTTGGACATCTACTTGTATGTTTACCGCATTAGATGCATTTAAAGGTGTTCCAGTAGGCACGATACAAGGATGATTATGGGCAATAAAAAGAGCTAAAAACTCATCAATAAATCCAAGCGTTGATGTATGGTGGTCAAGCATTACGTCAAGAACTTCCTCTTTTACTGAACCTATTGGATTCGATAAAAATATCTTCCCGTCATCATCATAACCAAGTTTACCGCCAAGCGGGTATTCAACAAAAGCTTTAATGCCTGAAGCATAAGCCGTTTTGTTTTTCAAGTGTTCGTCAAATTGCTCATCTAACTCAATGTCATCATCAACATCTCCAATCCTTACTTTAAGACCTGACGGGTGCTTGAATTGATAATTACCATCTTCATCATGGACAGAAAAAGAACCGTCATCATGCCGTATTATCTTTCTACCCTCTTTAACATTATTCAACATTTGGGAATTGGCAGATAGGAATCTAAAAGAATTTGTGGCGTATTCTCCGCTATTTGTCTTGAAAATAAGAGCTTCAATATGGTTGTTCAGGACATATTTATCAGAAGTTGGATCACCCTGAATGTTTTCATTATATGCCGTTGTGTAACCTTCAGATCCTTTTTCTGTCGCTATTTTTGGAGTATAGATAGTTCCAGTAGATTCAAAGAAGTCCCCGTAAACAGTGATCTCATCCAGTTCAACATTGCCGTATTGCACAGGAACGATAACATCAATAGTCTGCGATTTTGGATGCCAAGCTGTAACCAATGCGGCAAAAGGACGGTCTCCAAGTGTATCAAAATATCCCTCGTCTTTCCTCCCAATGTTCCTATAATTCCCTTGTGAATCAACTCTTCCTTGATGTATCATTAGAAAAAACCTATTTGAGAGTTGTCTGGTCTGCTTTCTTGTTTTAGTTGTTCAAACCCTCTATCCCATTCAAGAACAGTTCTTGGTGTGTCAGCATCAAAATACCAAGTTATTTTATTCACATTGACAAAAAAATCCTCTTCCTGAATGGATCTCGTAATCTTAAAATCATCGGCTACCGTACAATGAAGATTGTTTTGGAATGCGCTGGCTCCATTTCCTGAATTTTGGATATTTCGGTACATTGAAGCGGCAATTTCTGTGTGTTCGCTTAAATATTCCCCGCTGCTTTTTGATTCGGAAATCTTCACTGATTTTCTTTTTGATATACTCATTTTACTAAAGGCTTTTCCACTAATATAGCCAGGAATAAAAGGTAGATCAAGCTTGATAGGGCGATACCCATGCCTAATTGTTGAATTCAAATCAAGCAGGTTTTTAGCCCCATTTATATCGAAAGAAGTCTGAGCAATCACCACAGTAGAAACAGATGTGTTAGTGCTTAATGAAGGTGGATAAATGAAAACTGCGTTGATCACATCAGCGTTGGTTTTATTTACGTTCTCAGTGATCATATTGGAATATTCTCTTACATTTTTATATCCTAAATTATTGTAATTATCTGTTCTTGAGCGTTCGCCTGTGTTAAGAATAATCAAGTTTTCCTGATCACCAGCAAGATCTCCCATACATAATTTTTCATTGAAATCCCTCCACCGTGAATTTCTCCAAATAACTTTTGTTTGGTATTCATTTTCTGTTATAAATATTTCGTTAAAAGGTCTACCTTCAAATTGAGTTAGAATATTCAGGATTGAACCTTCCATTTTTGACAAACGATTAGCAATAAATACAGTCTCTTTCGAAATTTCAACACCTGTTTTGAATCCAATAGATTTTATTGATTCATCTCCATAGAATTCCTCTTTTAGTATTTTTATTCGTTCATTAGCATATAAATCAACCAATGTTTCAAGGAGTTCAGAAGGTTTTTTTATTAAATTGAAATTTATTGCTTTCCCTTTTTCTGTCAGATCACCGTTTGCCTTAATCCAGCCAAATTTTGATTTAATAACATTAAAAAATTTGGCTGGAGTTTCAGCTTTGGTGACAATCAATTGCCCCAAATAATAGACAGAATTGTCACCTAATGCCCAACCACCAGCATTTTCTAAGGAAAGGCTAAAAGTTCTTTTATCCCCTGTATAGCTACTGGATGTTTGATTAACAACCCCTCTAAAATAACACCATTCATCATCTGGATCTCTTGTATCCCAGATTTCAAAATAATCATTAACCTTAAAAACATACTTTGTCTGTTCACCGAAACAAACACTTTTAAAATTAAGAACTGCGTCACTTTTAATCGCTGATTTAAGACTAGAGCAGTTCCCGTCTATGAAACAAGGCTCTTTGATACTGATCTCATATCTCCCTCTTTTCGGGAATTTTGATGTATCGAACTCAATACTACTGATTGGGATACGCCCTATCTCTTGTATGTCCGGGGTAAAATAAATAACTATTTTAGGAGCTGGCATTAATCTACCTCTGGTTTTCCGCTTATATTCATTGTTCCTGGAGATTTTTTAGATTTGTCCTTATAGGCACTCATAAAACCGATGGCTATATCCTTTCCGACTTTTTCCCAAAAAGAACTTGTAATTAAAGGGGCAGCCCCTTTTTTTGCGTCTTCGGCTAAATCAGATGTTTGTTGTGCTTCTTCCTGAACATAATTTCTTTGTGGAGTTGCACCAGAAAATATATCAGATAAGGGCTTCCAGCTTTTGTGGAATTCTTCTTCAGATAATCTTTTGCCTTCTGGACTGTTGCGATACCTCATTCTTCCAACGGCTGACTCTCTTTCTCCGACCGCAGCTTTAACTCCTGCCGCTGCCGCTTCAGCCGCTGTTGTGGCTGTTTTAATAACAGATCTTGTAACCAGCAATCGAACATCATCTTTAATTCCTGCTATAGCAAATCCAGCTTTAATAAATTCTTCTTCTGATTCTGACTTGGCACCAATAAAAGCTTCAACTCCTGTGATTTTCCCAGCTTTCGCCTGTTTGCGCATATCTTCAATTTCCCCCTCAGAGAAACCGCCTAATTTCTGGCGGTATCGATATTTTACATCTTTTACAGCCCCGGTTATCACGGCTATGTCTGATGGATTAATCCCCATTCCTTTTGCGAGTTCTTCCTGCATTAAAAATTTACGCCCGGCACTTAAATCTCCGCCATAACTGACTTCGTATTGTTCAGCTACCCGTGCAAAATTTGTTTTATCCATTCCGCTGGATTTATACATTTTATCGATGTAAGCACCAATTCCACCACCAATTCCTCTATTTTCGAACTCTTTTTTTAATGCTGATGGAGTCCCCATTGCCCCGAGCCCAACCAAGGCATCTGTGATATATTGATCATATAGACCTGATTGCCAATCCGTTTCCTCTCCTGCTCTTTTCCCCATGCCTCGTGTTTTTGCTCTATTTTGCTCCTGAAAAGCTGGATTTAAAGCTAGATTTTGGAAATATTGGAAACTTTCACTACCACCGCCACCACGGAATGCTTGGTCAACATTCATGATAGCTTGAGCACCGCCCATGCCTAAATATTTGGCTGGGCCACTTCTATTGATCGTATAGAGAAGATTCGAAATTCCAAAAGCTCCTAAACTTTGCGTTCCATGTGCGGTCGCTGACAAAACTTGATTCATGGACTGCATAACTTCCATGGCCATGTGAGAAGTCCTGTCATTTGACATCAGCATTTGAGCAATATTGCCACCAGTCACAGGGTCCTCTCCTCTTAATCTCACTCCTCCTTTAAGAAATTCATTGATTACTGATTGGTCAACGCTTAACCGACCAGCCATATTAGCGGTTCTGGCAATACTTTCTTTATACGCTTCGGATTGTGGACCTCCGCCTTTCCCATATTCAAAAGGTCTAATTTTTCCTGTAAGCTCATCCATGATGGCATATTCCGCATTCATCTCTTTAAGTAAATCGATGTAAGGGAGCATGTCTTTTGACGTAATATAAGCTGTTTGCCCGAATTCTTTGATTGAATCTTTTATATTGAAGAATTCTTCTTTATCTTTAAGATCCATTCCAGTTTGACCAGTGGACAAAGCCATTGCAAAAGATTTATTCATCTCTTCTGCTGTTCCAACACTTTCAGCAATATTAGAAAACAAAGAATAGGCCCCTGCCATCCCAGCGATAGCACCGCCATATTTTAAAGCTTTGCCTGCTGTAAATCTTCCAGCTCTGCCAACCCCACCCATAAAACTTGGACCGCCTGCTTGTTGCCCAGCTTGGCGTTCAAACGCTTCCGTCCTCATTACGGTACGTTGCAAATTTACACGCTCAAGGTCTGTTTTGAATTGCTTTGCGGCTGCGGTTCCTGCTGATGGTGGTCCTGCGGTTCCTGCTGCTGGGCCATATTCAATAAGTCCTAATTTGGCTTGAGCTACTTTCCGTTCAAGTTCATTGGCTTTACGTTCAAGATCACCCATTTTCCTATCAACAACTTGGCGGTCAGCCATCCGTTGCATAGGAGATCTTTCTTGAAGGCTTTTAAAGGATTGTTTGATTTGTGTGAAGAGGGCCTGATGTTCTCTGCCAATAGCTTTAATACCGGAAACATCACCTTTGGTAGTTATACCTATAGATAAATCAGTCATTATTCTTTAGCCCATTTTGCGGAATCGTTGAAATCAGGGAAGCCCACTCCCACGGTAGGAGACGAATCCAAGACCCGTTTAGGTGCAGACTCCCCTTTCATGTGTTTATCATGAAATTTTAATAGTGCATTGTGGTATTTTCTTTTTTCATCAAGTTCTAACTTGAGAAATATTTGGAATGAACATGATCGCTTTATCCATTCATTTAATTTATTTATTTCTTTCAAGTTTTTTAAGAATACTTTGACTCTTTGTATAACAAATATGTGTACAGGTGATTCTTTTATATCTTTTGAAACCTTTGTTTCCTTGCCTGAAATGCTGGCATATAGAACTTCTTTTTGATCATCAATTGGAAGTTTATTAAAGTTCTTAGATTTTGTTCCAAGAGTACCACCCTTGTACTTACCAGAAAGTTCCTCACTTGTCAGCTCGCCATCTTCAATGTCAAACCCTTTTTGCATGGTTTCAAGATGATTCTTTGCCAATCTGGTATGATGCCATAATAAAACGTCATCATCTGTTAAAGAAAGGTACTCAGGGCTGTTTGCTGCAAGTTTATGATAATCTCTATATTGCCAGTAAATAGAGAAGACATCATCTACGGCTCTTCGGTAGAGACTTTTTTTTTCCGATCTAAAAATTCTTGCTCTGACAATAAAATGGAATACCCGAAATTGAATACTTCTGTTTCAGACAAACTATCAAGATTTAGGTCATTTTTATCAGCTAAAACAGAAATATGCGTAAAAAGTTTGGTCCTGCATCTAAGAGAAAGATCCCCGCTGGATTCAATATCTAACTCACCTGAAAGCGTTCCAGACGGGCTATAAGCTATTTGTGATACAATTGCTTTGATTTGAGTCTTTTCTAAAAAGGAAGGAAGGTGGAAAATAAACTTTTCTTTGTTGAAGACAAGTGAGTAGTTCTTATCATCAATAATCGTGAAAGAACATTCTTTTAACTGTTCCTCTACATGTTTGCGGTATTCTTTTTGCTGTTTTTCGAGTTTCTTTGCGGTAATTTTCTCAGCTTCTTTTTTTGAAGCGGATTTATCTTCTTTCATTTCGTCTCCTAATTAAGTTTTTTATGTTACGGGTATTTTATTAAAATCTTTCAATGGACCTTTGAGGTTACGGTTCATAAATGTACCAACACAGGTAAATGCATCCTTCATGTTAGTAGTCGGGTTAATATTGATATTCTGTCCTGTGTTTTGACAATTTAATACGGTGAAAATAGGATCGGTTTCGATATCATTAGCATCATCTTTTTTATGATCTAGCATGATAATTTCTATTTTAAAAACCCTATTGATATTCCCTATCAAATCACTTTCACTTTGGGGGTAAAAAGAACTGTTGTCCAATGACATGCTGGCTAATTGGACAATTTGGCCTGAAACATTGACTAAAACCCCACTCACATCAAAGGCTAAAGCAGAAATAGAGCCGCATACAAAAATAGGTGTTCGATTATTCTGAACGGTGATATTGATATTTTCAATAGCAACTGTAGGGATTCCTCCTACTTTTATCACGGCTGCTGAAGCATGTAAAAATCTCAAGTCCGAACTCTCAGGAGCTAGAGCATGAGAATCCTTATAATGTTGAGGAGCATCATACAATGTTTCTTCATAAGTTGGCATTTTATACTCTCAGCTAAACGTTAAGTGATTTCACTGTTCCAAACCCAATTTCTGGTATTGTTGGAACAATATGGTCTTCAATTGAATACTCAAATTCTATTCCTGATGATGAGAAGGTTACATCTCCATAACTTTTTACCCAGTTAACAGAGGGTGCTTTATGCGAATTCAGTATAGATCTAATGTAAGTTCTCCCCGCTGAATTAGAGGGAGAAAGCCCGCTATCCTGATACCCGGCCATCCAAGATTCCAGTTTTCTTGCAACATCATTATCTGAGAGTAAAACACATCTTTGCCGTGAAGGGACGGTCTTCATCGGTTCATCAGTTTGTTTCCATGTCGAGAAGAACTGTCTGATTTTTGTTCCTTCATCATCAATAGCGAATATAACAGATGCCTTGTGAAGTTTCTTTCTATCTGCATCAATATAAACAGTTGATGCTTTGATTGCTGTCACAGATTGCCCAGTCAATACTCTGCTTGCCAATCCACCCACAAACATAGAAGCCGCTTTGACCGCAAAATAACAAGGAAGTTGAGCGTATTCAATCCCGTTGAAATTAATTGCGTTGACTCCATCACCAAAAAATTGTGAGTACTCTGAATTGTGAAGATTTCCTAGAACTGCGATTGCCGCTGCATCCGCAGGTTTAGCAACAAATTGACCACTCCAACCATACCCACCGTGAGCAGAAATAAAGGATTGTCTTTTCTTTCCTCTCTGGTCTGGCTGATTCATAGCTATTGCGTGACTTTCATCAAGTGCCATCACCGCTTTAGTTAGTGTTTCATCGTATGGGGTAGCTAATCCGTCAGCAATCGGACATGTAACAGCAAATTTTTGTGTTTTGAGTTCATCATAAACCTTTCCCCACTGAGTAGCATCAGGATCAACACCTGAAGTTCCCCCTGCAAGAGTAAGAGAAAAATCATCAACCATAACCGTAGCAGTTGCTTCTCTTGTGACTTCAAGGTCAGGAATAGAGACAAGGAAGTCTTCAAACTGTCTCATGTCTCCTTTGATCGTGGTCAACGTTGCGATATCATTTTCACCTACCAGATGGTCAAAAAGCCCCAAAGTATTTGTGAGATCTGATATATTTGCATCCCTCGTAATCGTTATAGCCACCGCAGATGCTTCGATAGCATTTATCAGGTCAATTAATTTAGGGTAATCAAGGAACGTGAAATCAACCAAGGCTCCTGTTAACCCTACAGAAATTGTAGTAGCGGTTATCGTGATAAATCCAGATGCCATAATAATATCCATGACAGGATTATCAATCGTCTGTTGAAAATCATCTTCTGACCATGGGAAATGAACCGTGGCTAAAGTTGAAGCTAAACTAACTGTGACACTGTTCCCAGAAGGCCCATAAATACGGCTATCTATTGTGAAAGCCTCAGCACCAGCCGCAACTGTTTCTATAATTCCTGTCGCCTGAACAAGAGCCCTTGGATTAAAAATTCTGATATCCTGAGCCGCTGATAATGAAGAAGGATTAGAAGCTTGAAAATAAGCCTCAATTGCTGGTCCCTGATCTCCAAGCAATTGTCTAGCTGAAGTAATACTTCCAACGGATACAACTTCTCCAAATGCAGGACCATTGATCGCTTCAGCAATGATCATGAGTGCATTTTCACCGCTTGGAGTAGGTGCGGCATCACCGACTGTAAGAATTTTAGAATATACTCCGGGATCGAATATTTCCCTACCGTAGAAAGTAAAAATTTTTGCCATTATAACCTATTTTCGTTTGAATGTTGAATTCCAGACTTTCCGGTAATTTTCTTCAGTGTCCAATTTTGGAGAAATTGAAATAAAGGCATTAAGCACATTTTCAGATATCCCCTTAACTTCACTCTTAAGTTTTTGAATAAACTGCTTTGAGCTGATAATCTTTTTAGGTGGTAATTCTGTTTGTTCTTTAGGCTGTAATTCTATTTTTTTTTCAGAATTATGGTGTTTACCCATTAGTTGTTACTCCATTCCGTTTTGACTCGTATGTCATAGTCAGTGATCTTATTGAGAACCCCTTTTCCATAGAATTTGCCTCATCTTGAGAATAAAGCGTTTCTGTAACCATAGGGTTCAACATATGGTAAGAAGTGAAATAACCACGACCTGAAAGTAAAAGTGCCGTTACCACCTGAAGCAATAGGCTGGTTTCTGCCATATTTAATGGAGATCCTGCCGTTGTTCCTACTATTGCTATATGTGTTCCGGCTCTTCCTTCCCAATAATTAACACCGAGGTGCGAAGTTGATTGTTGCCATCCAGCACCGACAAAATAAATGGTCCCTGTCTTTATCGCTTCTTTTTCGTTAATAGGATATCCAGATCCAAAAGAAAGTGGTTTTAAAATAATCTCTTTTAACGTTTTCTTTTCATCATCATCGAACTGTTGTCCCCCAAATTCATCTTTAAACATTCCTATAAATGCACTGAAATTCTTATCTGTCAGAGGTCTTTTCGCTGATATGTTGTAATCGGTTACTAAGTCAGGCTTAAACCAACTCAGTAACCAATTTCTGATGAGAATTTCAGGTCTCATTTATTTTGGGAACCGTGGGACGTTATTCACTAAATAACACCTAACGGGAGCCCACATACACAATCCGCCTATGTTCATGATTTGCCACTGACGGGTTGTTCCTAATAGCGGATCATAAAATGGCACTTCATAAGTTGGGGTCAATGAACAATGAGCCAAGTCCATAGGATCGTTAGGGATAAAGAACATTGGAGCCGTTCCGGGGATTCTTTGATTCCAATCCACGTATGTTGTAGCTGAAGTTCCGTTAATAGGCACTTTTGCAATACATGACATTTCAGCGGGGGTAGCCCCTTCTTCAGCATTTGATCTGTAGATTAGGAAATATCTTGCAGGAGTTACCGTTTCGCCTGCTACAACACCACCAGCAAATTCAGTCTCATATGGAATTGTAATTACTACTGTCTGTGTAGCTGCGACATCTGCTGGCGTACTTCCATCAGTAGTCGTTTCAATAGCGGCTGAAATATTACTCTCAGCCTGATCATTCACAACAGAAACTCTATAAAGATATTTCCCTGTTGGGAGATCCAATTTATCTGGAAATCCAGCGTCCTCTTTTTCATCAGATACACCCGTTGGTACGGCTTTCAAAGTTGCCCCTGCAAGCGTTGAAATAATCGCTGTAGGTGGAACATCGTCATCTAATGTCCAAGTATCTCCGGCTGTGAGATCGAGGGTTTTACTTCTTTTGAACCGAAATGTTCCCAAATCGGTTACAAATCCTGAGAATTGCTGTCCATATTGGATAGCTGCATCAGCATAATTTTGGATTAACAGACGTTGCTTTTCATCGACTACCGTTGAGATATTATTAGATACCCCGTAATCGATAAGAGTCGTGTAACGTCCTGTGATCGCACCGCCTGGGATATGTCCATTGACTACCAGATCCTCAGCCACTCTCCTGAATATATTGAGAGGGTTTTCTGTGGTTGCATTCAATGCCTTACCATCCCAATCCATAATATGAGCAGGATGCCCAGTTGTAGGATCTGTTAACTGCTGCTCAAACCCAGAAACTTCATTGATCGTAGAGCCTGTCTTATGGATTTGATCATTTCCATAGAGCAAGTTATGGTTCATACCCAAGTTGAATTCCAGAACTCTGAGTTCACGTTCCAGTTCCAAAGGATTCCTGTCGATCAACTTTTGCTTGTTTCCAAGTAATAATTCTGTGACGGACGCCTTGATACCACGTTGCACAAGATTGTTAGTCAATCTATCCATCAATTGGCCACCACCAAACTGGAAAGTTCCACCCTCTTTTGAGAGTCCCATGGTATGCTTTCCATACCCAACACCTGAACTTTTCAAACGTCCCAATTCAGGGATGATATTTGAAGTGATTGACGTTGCAATGGACTGTAGGGCGGTTGTATCCGCATTCTCTAAAATGATTCTTTGGATGTATCTGGAAAGATTTTCTTCCAAAAATGAAAACCATGCACCAGGAGCACCAGGAGCACCAGCACCACCTAAGAATGATTTAGCCAGATTCTCATATTCTTCCCCACCAAATGCTTTTTGCAATTCGCTGTACTTACCAGCAAATGTAGATTTTGTACCCTGAAAAGCCGCAAAATCTCCCATAGATTTTTGCATCTGCCCAACTGCTGGCTGTTCCCCTTTAAAAGAGGCATTGCCAAGACTGGATTGGGCCAGATCATAATGCATTTCAAGTGCTCTTTTTGCTGGAATACCTGGATAATCTTCAGCCAAATGGTCATCAAAAGATTTTGCCAGAGGTTTCACAAGAAAGCTTGGAGGGATAGCCGCTTTACGCTGCGTAGCTTCCAGAGTGGTGATCCTGTTCTGAAGAGCATCTACTGTGGTTCTGTACTGATGGTCAAAACCTTTTTTCATGAGAGCAATGTTTTCCTCCATTTGCTTCTCAATTGGTTTTGTTGTTGGCCCTTTATCAAGTGCGTTTTTACTCATTTTTTACCTTTATTAATGGGTTGAAGGCTTAAACGCCTTGAATGTATAAAAGGTTGCCTTTGACCACCGTTTGGTGATCGATAGGCATCGTGGGAATAATCTGCTCAAGAGGGATCTCATTTCCAACCATACCAGCGTATTCTTGATATGCGGTTTGTTCATCAACTGTCCCATCTGAAGGAAAAGACTTTTGGAGAACATTCATGGAGGTAGTGTAATCAATTTTCGGTGTACCTGATTCAAGTTCGATCTGACTTAGTGGATCATTTGCATTCCCATTTAAGTCAGGAATTTCTTGCTCACTTTGAGGCCCTGTCACCATCGATTTTTTCATTTCTTCAACGGTTTCATTCATCTTCGTAGATTCACCAACGAGACCAGAGATACTTTTCCCAAAAATTGAAAGTGTGCTGAAAAGAACCTCATTAGCTTTTTGCATTCTCTTTGTAGATTCCTCTTGTGAATAAAGAAGTGCTGACATAAGCCTCTCTCCTTTTTCTGAGGACTCTTCCAAGGATTTTCTCATATCATCTGGAATAAACGGTTCTCCTTCCTCGTCAAACATATCTTGGGCATTTACTCCCATATGTTCGACAAAAGAAGAGATAAAAGATACAGCCCCGTCTTTATCACCAGCGAACGATTTTGACATTTTTTCTGCGATCTCTTCAGGGGACAATTTATCAAAATCAATCTCCTTTTTTGGATTTTCTTTTTTCTCAACCTGAGATTTTAGAAGATTTTGAACTCCCTCCAAACCTTCGCCAATTTTTGCAAGTTCAGATTTTTCTTTGTTTGAATCATTTTCCAGCTCTAAAGCTGCTTGTTCTTCTGGTGTCATCACAAACTCCTTACAGTGCGATAAAATTGTTTAGATTCATCGACCGTAAGACCGATGCTTTTGCAAAACTCAACAAAATCAACATGAGATTTTATATCATCAATGTTTATTTTACTTTTTATGATTTGAGAAACTTGATTTGCTTCAAATCCTTTTTTCAGACTTTTAGCAAACGATTGAACTGTACATTCTTCAGGGTTAACAGCATGGGGGGTTACAGCAACCGCTGTTATGAGAGATTTAACAATATCCCCATTTTTGACCTGCTTTCCTCCTTCCACAGAAAAAGCATGAGGGGAAACACCTAAAGGATCGTCTTCAAAAGCTTTTTGCATGGCCCAAACTTTTTCAGCCGCTTCCAAAGAATCATCAAGATCTTTGTAAGTCGCCCCTTGATGGTCTTTCCTTTCAATCAACGTTGTACTGTAATAAAGTTTATCCTGGCCATCTTTAGGGTCTTTCATGAGACCAGCATAGATTGGTCTTCCTATTCTTAATCTTCCATCATGATCATAATTCGTAGACCCTTGAGGGCTTTTGAGATAACTAAAGTCAATATTCTTAACTAAAAATTTATCCAACTCAAAATCCCTGTGCGCTCCCGCTGCAATCCCTTTTAAGTAACGTCTAACACGGTTTGATTTTTCGAATTTTTCGAAGCCTTTTGGGATTGATTTTCCCCAGCTTTTTTTGACCAATTCGAAAATATCACCTTCAGTCAATTCTTGTGATTCTGTTATGTCGAAGTTCAAACTATTATACATACTGAACCCCTATAGCCGCTTTGCTGGTATTCTCATTAGATTTCTGCTTTTTAACATCATTGATAGTAATTTTCTTAAGGTCTAATTGCTGAATCAAAAGTTGTCCTTGGCTTAAATTTGCCGATGGTATTTCATCGATTTCAAATTCAGGGTAGTAACTGTATCTGGCTGAAAAATGTTCACCAGGAGGATCAATTTCCCAGTTGATTTCTTTTGAATATAAAGGGACTCTCCCATAAAGTTGTTTTCTGATCGTGAAATCCTGAATCGGCCTGAAATCAATAACCCCATCTACCCCGATGAAACTAATTGCCACACCTCTTGGATTAATTGGGATAAAAGTTAAAAGAGGATCTGAAGATGGTAATTTTTCATCAATATCTTCAAATTCTCTCATCCCAAAAGGAATAATACGATCACCCTTAACGAATCTATGTCTTGGTTCAACTAACAATTTATATGACCCTTTATTCACAGTTGGAAGTTGAGCCTCTTTTTTCTTTGAGTTCATTCCACTTGTGATTGCTCCTCTCATTGGGACTGGATCATCAAAATATTTCATTGTATTGTTACAATTTGAACAACCAACACCATCACAAGGGCAAACTCTCACCGCAAAATGAAGAAACTTAATGTTCTCATCTCTTAAGAAATTTTGTTGTTCTCTTCTTGTAATCTTTGGTTGTCTATTCATGTGATTACTATATCACCTATTGCTATTTGCTTTTCAAAGGGGAAAGACAGTATGGTTGGTTAAAGAAAAATTAGATTTTAAATTAACTTTAATTATATAAGACATGAAAAGAACTAAGGCTCAAATTAAAGCAAGAACCGCAGCGGAAGAAAAAGGAATATCTCTTGAAAAGCTCGCCAAGCTTGCAACTTACAGTGGCAAATTTGAAAAATATGGCACAGATGAGGACTACTCATTCTCTTGGATAGATGGAAGGCTTAGACTTAACGATGATAAAGTAGCTCAAAAATTAGTTGAACACGCTAACACGCTTTGACAATGGCTTTTCCCCTCTATTATGTTGGTCATCAAGGAGACGCAACCACATAATAGAGATAAATAATGGGAAGAAGCACCCTATCACCTAAAGAATTACCCTCTGGCGGAACTACTGGACAACATTTAGTAAAAAAAACAGATGCAGAGAGTGACACAGAATGGTCAACGGTAGTTCCTGATCACACTCATAGCAATAAATCTATTCTCGATGGTGATACAGCCAGTTATACTACAGAAGAAGAATCTAAACTTGTTGATATAGACGACAACGCAAATAATTATTCTCACCCAGCAAATCATCCACCTGCAATAATTACTCAGGATGTAAATAACCGTTTTGTTACGGATGCAGAAAAGACGGCTTGGAACGGAAAAGAAGATGCCCTTGGATTCACTCCTGAGAATGTAGCGGATAAAGGGCAATCTAATGGATATACTCCTTTGGATGGTGCTGGAAAGGTTCCAACTATCCACATTCCAACATCCCCACAAAATTATTTAGGAACTTATGATATTATCACTAATACTCCAACTGTTATAGACGGAACGGGTACTAACGGTGATTATTATAAATGCTCTACGGCTGGAACAAGAGATTTCGGTTCTGGAAACGTAACTGTAGCTGAAGGGGATTCTCTCATATATAATGGAACTATTTGGGAAGATATCCCATCTTCTGATTTAGTCCAATCTGTGGCTGGTAAGGTAGGTGTAGTCACATTAAACACAGATGACGTTTCTGAAGCTGCAAATAAATATTACACTGAATCGAGAGTCAACGCCAATACCAATGTAGCTGCAAATACCGCCCATAGGTCATCTGATGGGAAGAACCATTCCGATGTTGTCTCTAATAATAGTCACCGTTCTGGAAGTGGGTCCGACCATTCTGACGTTGCATCAAATACAACTCATCGTGGATCAGATGGGAAAAATCACTCAGATGTTGTCTTAAACAATACTCACCGTTCTGTAGTCACAGGAAATCCTCACGTAGTCACAAAAACAGAAATTGGACTTAGTAATGTTGACAATCTTCAACAGGTTCCACTTTCGCAAAAAGGTTCCGCAAATGGTGTGGCCACTTTGGATTCTGGGAGCAAAATACCTGCTAGTCAGCTTCCTGCTTCTGTCATGGAATACAAAGGGGCCTATAACATTGTCACGAATACCCCTGCCCTAATTGATGGGACAGGAGACAACGGAGACGCTTACAGATGTTCGGTTGGTGGATCAAGAGATTTTGGTAGCGGATCAATTACGGTACTGCCAGGTGATTTTTTAATTTATAATGGCACAATTTGGGAGAAAATACCTTCTGAGGACATCGTTCAATCCGTAAATGGACAAATTGGTATTGTCACTCTTGACACTGATGATGTTACAGAGGGAACAAACCTTTACTATCCACTTGCAGATAAGACAAAGCTTGCAGGATTAGACCTCCCCCACGATCATGTATATTTTGTCGGAAAGCATGGCAATGATTCAAACAGTGGATTATCACCTGATAAAGCTTTTCTAACATTTGGAGCAGCAATTACCGAAGCTTCAACACAGACACCCACTTCAACAAATAGATTTGTTCTTTATTGTAATGATGCAGGGGTGTATAGTGAGGATGTTGTCACAAGTGATTGGATTGATATTAAGGCGCAATCTGCGGTGCTAGATGGTGTTTTAACGCCAGGTAACAATACTTCTACCAGAATTTGCACAGTAGATAAAATAATAAAAAGTACGGTAAGTGGTAGTGCGTATGTTGATTGTTGTTTTGTAAATACTCCAGACGGGGAAACAGGAGTATTAAATTCAGGTTCAGCCAGTGTTTTGACTATCTTTGCCCGAAAAGTAAAAACGCCATTGAATGGGATAGGTATTCGCAACACAGGAACAGGCCACATGCATCTGCTTGTAAATCATTCAGGTATTGTAGGAAACAGTGGTATCGCTATTCAATGCGATGTTGGTGAAGTCACTGGAACCGTAGACTTAATAACAGAAGATGGAACACCAACTACAACGACTGGAATAAAAGTAACTGGTGGGAGTGTAAATTTAACCACTTCTACTATTACTGCCGATACAGCATGGGATATATCAAATGGTGCAACACTTCGATTGAGCACTCAGTCAGTTATAGGAACAAGAACCGTAGAAAATGGGGGAATAGCCGAAATAAGTGAAGCTTCAAAGAGCACTGATGACCTGGCCGCAACGGGAATAGTAAATGGCACTGGACTTGTAGAACTTAACGCAGACCCAACAAAAATAGATATAGACAACGGTATTTATTATATCAAAGGTGTAAGGTATGTATATGCCGGAGGAACAGCCATTTCTCCCACAATTGGCGCAGGGGATAGTAGTACTTTTGTCGGTTTTGATGCCAGTGGACTTGTATATAGTGAAACTAAATGGACTAATATCCAAAAACAGACGATTTTACCTCTCGCACGATTGCAGGCAGTCCAAGGCCAAACAGGTCCAGGATCAACCTTAATAACTCCAATTGATCAAAGATTCATCATTTCAGAAAATGGATATTTGCAACGATTATGGCAAGAAGAAGCGATTGGTGCCTTGTATAATTCTGGGGGGATATATAATGAAAGTTCAACCGCCCTTCAGCTAGACCAGACGGCAGGTATTATGTATTCAGCGCAAAGAAACAGGATAGAAATTCCAGTAAGTGCTGATATTGAAGCAAAAGCGGTCTATCACGTATCTGGTTCATGGTCAGTCCAGACGCAGGCAACGCTCGTGATTCCCAAGTTTTACGACAATGGAACAGATATAGTCGGACTCGGTCCAAGCAAGCACGGTGCGCACACATTGCTGAAAGGCCCCAAAGAAGACGATCAGTTTTTTCTGATTTATAGCGATACAGAATATGGTTCATTAGCAGCAGCACAAGCAGCACCTGCCAATTATGGTGTATTTGTTAGTCAAGCGGCATCTGGTGTTATAGCGGTGTGCAATATCATATTGACAGGAAGTTCCACTTCTATAGAGTCCATAGTAGATTTTCGTCCCAGAATAGGACAAACAGGAACTATTCAATTCTGATAAATTAAAGGTTATAAATGAATCTAAAATTAAAAGACATAAACAAATCTAACGCTCAAGCAAGATTCATCACAGGTGACACGGTAAATATTCTGGAGATATTTGATAAGGATAGAGTTAACGTAACCCCTGCTCTTGCAGGTGATAAAGTATGTACAGAAATGGGGACTTCAGGAATGTTTCAATGGCCTTACGCCAACCTTGATGACATTCCTACAGAGTATGAAGAATACACTTGGACAATGGAAAATCAATTATCGGCCATTCAAAGTGATGTTGACACTTTCGAAGGTGAAGATCCAAGGTGCTTTTTCTCAGTCCCTTTTGATGTAGATGTTTCTAAATTGGGAATCAATAAAGGAGACTCATTTGAACCGGAAATCAGGATTGATACTAATTCACAAAATTTGAATGTTGCCGTTGAATTCTCTGATATGGATGTTTATATCTACAAAGCGACTTCTGATATCGCAGATAGAGGAGATGGGGTAGCTGGTGGGAATGAACAGGTTAAACTCGTAGCTCAAGGAGATACATTCCAAATATTCAGGATATTTTTGTCAGGAGATGAGACAACTACTTTCACTTCAAATTTTGTGGATATGAAAATTACAGCAGAGACAAAGGATGGAAAAACTCAGACAGTAAAAAAGAAGATCGCTTTTTCTCAAACTCCATCTATTGGGTTTGATGTTGTTCCTTAAAAACATAATTGAAATTAGTTAATTCTGGGAGCTTTTAGCTAAAAATCCAAACCCCCTGAGTAAAGAGATATCCCAATCTCTCATAAGATAAATCTTTGTTACTTCATTTGGCGGGGTATATCCAAGTTTATATCCTGGATTTAATCGTTTGAAAACGTCATAATCTACTCTTAAAATGTTCCCCGCAATATATTTAAGGTTATGGATTCCCTCTTTTAAGTGAACTACAGTAAGATTATTTTTAGGCTCTTTAAAGCCGTATTCTCTAAGATTCTGAGTTATTTTGATGACCGCATAAAGTTGAGGGACGTAATTCATTGTCTCTTCGTATAGTTCCAAATCCCAATAATTCCTTCCTTTCTTTTTAATCGCTTTTATTACGTTTGTAGGCCCGGTATTATAAGCTGCAAGTACCAAATCCCAATCTTTGAACTGTTTGTTAAGTTGTTTTAAATACTTTGCAGCCGCTATTGTTGATTTATTGAAATCATATCTTTGATCTGTCCACGAATCCTTTTTAAGACCGAAAGCTTCCCCTGTCATTGGGATAAATTGCCAGCATCCTGCCGCTTTTGCTTTGCTGTCTGCTGAACAATTAAATCCTGACTCGATCAAAGGTAGCCAAGAAAGTTCTTCTGGAATCCCTTCTTTTTTAAAAACTGATTTTATTTTCTCTCTGTATAATCCAGACCTTGTTAATGATCTCTGGAAGAATTCTTTTTTGTCACCTGTAAATCTCTGAACCCAATGATCCACACGTTTATTTTCAGGTATTTCTAAAGCATAAAGTGGTTTTATTAGTAAAAATAGAATTAAAATTATTTTCATAGCATCTCCTTTTTTCAATAAATATAGTGCTGTATAAAATATTTGTCAAAAGTTTTAATAAATGTAAACATTTTGTTTGACATAATGTTTACATTTTGAAATAGTGGGATCAAGTTAAGGCAAAAACGATCTTAACATCACTTGCTAACGGGAGATATCATGTCAAACTTCGACATACTTTTCAAAGCACTTGAGCAACTTTGTGGGCAATCAGTTGTTTGTATGCATGAGGAAGCTAAAGGATATGCTTTTAAGGTAGCTATTGACGGTTTTAGAAAGGCTGGCAAATGGTACACGGTTGATCGTGATTTCCTTTATGATTTTGCAGGAATTTAATTTGTAGCCATCTGGGGCTTTCTTTAATTTTAAAGTGGGAAAAGCATGAAAACTAAGCGTTTAAACTTCTCAAGTCAATTTCAGCTAGATACATACCTTAAAACTGGGATCATGTACCGCTTGGCAACGAAAAAAGAAGTCACGAGAATCATGGGTGTTTGGAAAAATGTAAATATCTGGATATGTGACGCTAAACCAATGAGTGAAATCCGAAACTTGATTTTAATAGGAGATAAAATGAAAGTAATATGGCAGGTTGATGACGGTTATGCAGGAGGTCTAAGACCACACGAAATCGATATTGATGACGGCGAGCTTGCAGATTGTGAAACGGAATAGGAACGTGAAGAATTAATCGCTGATTGGATTCAGGAAGAATTTAACGAAAAGATTTCATGGTCAATCATAAGCACTGGAACAAAGTAGTCTCCACACGATAAACAAACCGCATTTTAATGTTGAACTTATTAACTTTTTATATAGGCGAAGAGATGACGAAATATCGATTTAAAATAATTTATTCTGAGACTACTAAGGAAAATGTAAGTCTTGTAGCAAATTTAGAGGAATCCGGGTGGGATGGCAGTATTTGCACAAAAAACGATGATGGGACTTTTGCTTTCAGGTCAGATGATGACCTTGTTGTACATCGGGATTTAGGCAAACTTCCACATTCATTCCTCACAGAAATCAAGGAGCCGTTGACATTGGAAGAATCTTGGCTACATTTTTCAGAAATTTTTAAACATGATAATCCCACGCCCAAACATTACTATTCAAATGGATGGAACGATGCGCATAGAAAACAGGAACTTTGTCAGGTGGTGGATGAGGAAAAAGATATAGCAGTACTAAAAGAATTCATGAATAGCAGTGGTTTCCAAACAGAATACAGTATTGAATACAGGCTTGTTTTAGCAATTTGGTTGGCTGCTCTAAAATACGCACGAGGGATAGAATAATGGCATCAATAAAAATAGACTCAAAGATTGTGATTAAAGCTTGTAAAAGAGCTTGGGAAGATAAATTCAACGAAGATAATAGACCCAAGATTGAAAAATTACAGAAATTAGCAGAGTACTCACCTGAATTAAGCATAAAAATTGACCACGATGATTTTGATTTGATTGGTGAATATCTTCCTAAACCAATAACTATGAGGTAAAAAGTGAAAGCACAAAGTAACTACAAAACAGGTACTATCTCCACAAGGGTATCAAAATCAACTGAAACATTTTTCAAAAATAATAAACTTAAAGGGTCAGGTGCCATTTCAGCTTTGGTTCTTGATTCGTTCCATGAAATTTACGCTTCAACTGTGATAAGACTGAAGTTGGATTTTAAAAAAGATTTTTTGATCTCCCTTGTTAAATCACAAAATGGAGAGAAAATAGATCCTGAGAATATACAATTCGTTTCTACTCTTTCCCTGGCAGACTCTTTTATCATCAATCTTTGGGCCAACGCCTTCTGGTATGGTGATAATGAAATTGAAGATATTGAGGAGTACATTAAATGAAGCCATACGGAACGGTACAACTAAGCAGGATACAGGGCGATTTTGATTTATTTGCAAGCAAGATACCAGTTAATACTTGCGTTGCTCTAAGAATCAACACGGCTGGAGTTGAGGATGAATATGGATCTGAAAGAGTTTTTGCAAAGAAACAACTGATTGAGGTTTACTTAACACCTAACCAATTTTCTGAACTTTTGACTACGATGAATGTTGGCTCAGGTGTTCCATGTACCATTAAACGGATTCAGGGCAGAAATGATGTTGAGCCATTCCAAAAAAGAGATAACGCAAGAAAAAGAGGTGATGATTATCTCAAAGAAATCCTTTCTGAATTGGATGAACGACTATTAGAATTGCAAAAAACAGCTAAAACCCTAAAATTATCTAAAAAAGCAAAAGATGGTTTAGATTCGCAAATCAGGACATTAAGATCTCATTTTGCTTCAAACATCCCATTTGTTGATAAAGTATTTAAAGAAGAGATGGACAAAGTTGTTACAGAAGCAAAGGCAGATGTTGACGCTTTAGTTACTCATACCGTGACTCAGTTAGGGATTGAGTCTTTGAAAGGAAAACAATATTTGATTGAGGAATAATGAAATACGGAATTACAGGCATAATGACAGTTAGTTGCTGGACAGAAGTTGAAGCTGATTCACCAGAGGAAGCCCTTAAAATAGCCAGAGAACGTGCTGAAGATGAGATGGTTGCCAGTCTTAACGCTTCCCCCTTTACATCACCTGTTGCAGAAACCTTCCATTTTCAAAATGATGGGGTTCCTTCTGATCTTGAGATTGAGGATGAAAATGGAAGAGACTTATAAAGAAAAGTGGCAAGAAAAGATTAAGTTATTACAATCTACGCCTTATCCAGATGATCCAAGCAAAATAACAATTCCTCATATCATGGCTAAAGAATTTCCAGATATTGAATATGAAGCTATGATGAATCAAAACGTTCCTTACATGACTAACATAAAAGTAAAATATCATGCTCCTGAAGAGATAAAGCTGGCTATTGAAAGCCGTATTATAGCTATTTATGGGGTAACTGTAGAAGAATTTTAAGTAGGAAGTGAGCCTTTGAGGAAGAAGTTAAAGACTCACTTTGAACACCACTGGAGATGATGAGGTTTTAATATCTCATTTGTAGTGGATATTTGCAAGGTGTTTTTGAACTGCTGGGGTTTCCCCATAAGTTCGATAATTTAATTGACATTGAATGTCACATAAAATATTATCACGATATGACAAAAGAACAGCTAAATAAATTCAGGAGACATTACTTTCCTGAAAAAACAATTACCAAATCAAGGGCTTTAATGTGTAACCAATTTGGATTTTCCGAAAGGACTGCCAGATCTTGGGAACAAGGGGCAAACCCAATCAGCAATTGGTTTATAAAAGCTTCAAAAGACTTCGATAAGGATAATATTTTATAGGAATGATATGTCATTAAAAGAACAAGTACTAATTGGTTTTCATGGTGACCAAATTCAAACGGTGAGGACCGAAAAAGGAATTTATGTTGCCATGAAGTCAGTTGTTGAAAATATGGGTTTGGATTGGTCCTCTCAGTCTTCAAGGCTAAAGTCTAATAGTAAAAAGTTCGACTATGGGGATATCGCCATAGTTGCCGGTGATGGAAGATTAAGAAATATGGGGTGTATTCCTATCAGGAAATTGAATGGATGGCTTTTTACTGTCAACCCGAACAACATAAAGAATAATAAAACAAGAAAGAAGGTTGAAGAGTATCAAGAAGAATGTTTTCATGTTCTCCACGGCTATTGGTTTGGGAAAAAGGTATCTCAAGAAGAATTAAAACTGCCCCAAAACTACAGAGAAGCGTTGAAAGCTTTGCTCTATGAGGTTGAAGAAAAAGAAAAGCTTCAAGAGAAAATTGAGGCAGACAAACCTTTAGTTGAATTCGCTGGTAAAATTCAAGAATCAAATGATGCGATCTCTATTGGAGAATTTTCAAAAATCCTTAGTAAGAATGGTTATATGATCGGGCAAAATAACCTATTTAAAAAACTCAGAGAACTAAAACTGATATTCATTAGTAATCGGAAAAACATTCCATATCAAAGTGCGGTCAATTCAGGATGGTTTAAATATGATGAATTTAGCAAAGAAGTCATAAAGGATGAGACAGGCGAAGTGATCAATAAACTATGCACTAAAATAACTGTTACCGGAAAAGGTCAAGTGTATATATCAAATAGGTTGAAAAACACTGATCTTGTTCCTTATAAAATCAACACTACAGGATAGATATGGATTACGACACGCTAGCATTAGAATTAATCAACGAGTGGGAAAATGAAGATTACAATTCTGAAGGACAGAAAAAAGCTGTTCTACAGTGCGTGTTGGTTTCAGCATTCAAGAATCAAGAAAAGGATATTAAAAGTAAGTGTGTAGATGCACTTAAAAGTTGTGAGAATGTAGGCACTGATAAATTCCCCAGAGTTAGACTTTATGAAGCTATTGGGGCTTGTTTGGAAAAATAACTATACTATAGGATAGATAAAAGACAGGGGAGAAGGTGGAAGAAAAATGGTTTTTCATGATGGATTGGTGCAAGAAAAAAGGGCTTGCTCCTTCTGAATCTGATATCTGGAAGTTGGCTGAAATCGCATATTATAAACTCAAAGGACAAGATGGAATTCCAAGAAAGATGTGACAAATTAGGAGATCAACTTTATGAAATGTATACTCATGAAGAAACTGGAAAAGGTTGCGACGGAATGGGAGACCTTCTTTTAGAGTGTGCAAAATCCAAATTCTACGGTCGGTTAGTTCAAGACCATATCCCTGCTTTTCTTGAGCTGTATCAAATTCTGGAAAAAGGAAAACACTTTAGCCGTAAAAATTCAATTAGTGTTGGTGATTTGGACGGTGATATTTGGGTTGAGAAAATAAAAGGGCTCAAGGTAATAATAGCAACTAACCATTGTGTGTGTAGGGATGATAGTACCCTGATTTTCATATTTGAAGAAAATTCTTTCCGTACTAAATTTCTATGTAGAAGAGTTTGGGCACGACAAAAGAAAAAAGGTAGCGAATGTCACGATCATAGAGACGTTGATATTCCATCCATTCAGACATACAGAGACTTCAATTTTAATTTTGGGTACGGCGATGCAAGAGATATTGGGCATTGCTTTTCATATTCACACTATGCGTACAGTCAATCAAACCAAAGGCTTGATAAACCAGACTGGCATGAAAAAGAAATCTCAATTGCACTTAGAGACATCAAGTATTTTCTCTATTCAGCCAAATCAGGCCAATAAACACTCTACCATAAAAACAAATCCGTTGAATGTAAAATTATATTTCAAGATTGGAATGGATATAATAAATTTGTTAATCAAAAAACAAACAAGTACTGTTCCAGCAAGTGCGGTTCACACGATCAGATGGCTCATGAAGGATGAAACTATACCACGCAACAACAGAAAAGAAAGCCAAAGCATACCGGAAGACTGGTCATATAAAAAGCCCAGTCAGAGGATTTACAACTCTACAAGCTGCCATGGCATGGGCAATGAAAGTCCATAGAGCCGTGATATATGAAATTCAGGCTGATAACCCATATAAGCTACCAGATCATCATAACCAATTTGGAGATGCATGGTGGAATGATGGGAATGTTTCAGAATTCAAATGTGTTTTAAGCCCTAAAGATTGTTAATAATTAAGGAGATGATAATGAACTGGATAGACATAAAATCAAACATAAAACCAAGTATCGGTAGAGTCGTAATTTGTTATTGCCCCGATTGGTGTTCTAAAGAGTATCAGATAGCACATTGGGATGGTAAAAATTTTTGCTATGAAGAACAACCGAACGACATGTTTAATGGATACGTTAAATCGTGGGCTTTATTTATGGAAGCTGATTAACTAATAATTCAATAAAAGGATAAGATGCACTTAAGATTCAGCATGATGAAGGCTTACTATTTAGGTGAAATGGATCATCCACAAACAGTAATGAAAAGTCGTGGAATAACATATCAACATGCAACACCACAAAGCCTTAATGAACAATGGTTGTTTTGGAATTGTGAGAATATACCAGATGAACTACCTGAATATTTGAGTTGTTTTTACCGTGAACCAATAAAATATATCGGTCGTGGATTGTCAAAAGAAGACGCAATAAAAATATCTGAGTATAAACCTTATAAATAGATTAAATGGCTAAAAAATCAAAACAAACAGTTCCTTTCGTCCCAACTGTGAAATGCAAAAACTGTATTAAATACGAATCCGGCTCATGGGTTGAGTGTGAAGGTGAAAGATTTCATTGCGAGACTCCTCGTATATGTTTAAATGCAAAAAATAAAAAATAACTGTTTACAAATATAATTACGTATATGTAGGATTACACCATGAAATCAAAAATGAATTTCTTTTTAGAAGATGAACAGATTGAGCAGTTGAAAAAATACAGCAAAAAATCAGGCGTTCCAATGTCTGAAGCTGTGCGCAGAGCAATTGGCCTGTATCTATCAAAAATAGAGAGGAGTATAAAAAATGGAATTGATAAAAATTGAAACAAGTTCAGAAGGCATTAAAACAGTTAACGCAAGAGACCTGCATTCCTTTTTAGAAATTGGTAAAGATTTTTCAACATGGGTAAAAGGAAGAATCGAACAATATGATTTTGAAGAAAATATTGATTATATGGTCTTAAAATCGATTCCCCAAAACGGGGGAACCGCTATTGATTACCATCTAACTCTTGACATGGCAAAGGAATTGTCAATGGTTGAGAGGAACGATAAAGGCAGGCAGGCCAGAAAGTATTTTATTGAATGCGAAAAGAAACTGATCAAAGAGCCACCAAAAGAATTAACAAGGTTAGAACTTATAGACATGCTCAGAGACACAGAGCTTAAAAAGTTGGCCGTACTTGAAGTGAACAGAAGGCTAAATATAAAAATTGAAAAAGACCAGCCTAAAATAAAATTCGCAGAATCAATCAGATATTCAGAAGGTACAGTCACAATAGAAGAGTTTGCTAAGATTCTATGTAAAAAAGGATATCAGACAGGCAGAAACAGGCTTTATCGTGATATGAGAGACGCAAGGCTACTTCTGCAAAACAATCTACCTTACCAACAATATCTAACCTATAAATGGTTTGAAGTGGATGAATATTCATTCCAAGACAAAAACGAAAAAGACCGCATCAGTAAGAGAACCTTAATCACCGGAAAAGGTCAGACTAGAGTCTGGGATAGAATAAAAAATAACTATCAGGAAATTGAATCAAAATGACACTCGAAGAAAAGATAAGATTCGCATATAAAAGCACCTTCCAGTGCGCTAATGGGTATTCAATTGAAGATTGCCTAAAAGATGTAAGAGGAGAGAAAACAAATACAATCTGTGAAATTTTGCATTATCTGAGTTATGATACTCTTTTTAATTCACACATTGTTAATTCAGAATATGATGTAAAAACATTTATCATCACTTACAAATTTGGGAGTTTTAAAATAATTGTTAAACAATTTGAATGGAACTCTGAATACCCTTTCGATACCGCAGAGACCTTCGCAAAATGGCTCGACAATCAAGAAAAGAAGATATTGGATACCGCAACCTTGTTAACTGCAAAATAGGATTAATAATGAGTAAAATAATAAATACTTTTTTAAAAATAGAAAGAATGGAAAAAACCGAAAAAAACGGATATCTTAAAGAATTAATATCTAATATTAGTGAACTTATAGAATCAATGCCATTGGACGATAAAATTGAGTCTTTAAATACTGTCAAAAAAGAATTGCACTCAATCAGCCCTTTCAAAAATGAACCTGTAGATTGTGTAGTATGGGAAAAATCAGAATATGTTCATGCTAATGATTATAATCCCAATGCCGTAGCCCCTCCTGAAATGGAGTTACTTAGTCAGTCTATACTTGAAGACGGATATACTCAACCAATTGTAGCATGGGCTAAACCTAAAGATATAGAGGTCGTTGATGGATTTCACCGTAATAGAGTTGGGAAAGAGAATGATGGAGTAAAAAAAAGAATTCTTGGTTATCTGCCAATTGTTAATATTAATCAAGAGAGAGAGGGCAAAGGTGATAGAATTGCTTCAACTATTCGGCACAATAGAGCTAGGGGTACTCATAATGTTGAATTAATGAGTACAATCGTTGCTGAATTAGTTGAGATGGGCAAAGGGGATAGGTGGATCTGCAAGCATATTGGAATGAGCATAGATGAGCTTTTAAGGCTTAAGCAAATCACTGGTGTAGCTGCATTGTTTGACAATAAAGATTTTTCTGACAGTTGGGAAGCTGACACAGAAGATGATTACGAAAATAGAGAAGACTTTTTAGAACAAGCAGAATGAAAAAGATCTGGCACCCTTGGCATAAATGGGAATGTTATAAAGATGGATTTTACGATAGTTGTGCTGATCTAAAAATGACTAAAGAATATGCACAACAAGAATATAAGATTTTCCTATCTTGCCTATGGCAATTCGAAACAGCTTTAGAATGTGTTATCAATGAATGGACTTACTCGTGTGAACATTTTTTGAGTAATAAAAGCCTAAACAAAATAGCATGGCTAGGACAGGCTTCTGCCGCATATGCTAAAGGTTTGCCATCAGAAGCAAGAGGAGGCTTTAAGCTCCTATCTATAAAAGAACAGAATGAAGCGGATACAATGGCATTAAAATATTACACTATCTGGAAAGAAATACATGATAACAAAAGCAAAAAAATATCTAAACATTTGGAAAAAAAGAGGCTACAAAGAGGATATTCCTGATGAAGTACCAGAAAAATTGATGCAGCTTGGAATTGCTCCTTCTTATAAAGCAATTTGTTTTGCAATCCTTAAAAATGACCATTCGATGCAGAGTTTAGGTTTTACACCTAAAAAATCAAAATGGTATTCAGAATTAAAACGAATTGAAATAGAACAAAGGGAGAAAAATGCGAAGATATAATACAGAAATTAATGTTTATGATGCAAGCCAAGAAAGAATAAAATTTATATTTGATAATTTTCCTAAAATTTATATCTCTTTTTCAGGTGGAAAAGACAGTGGAGTGATGCTCAACCTTTTCATAGATTACATGCGAAAAAACAATATCACTAAAAAGATAGGTGTCATGATATTAGATAATGAAGCAAATTATGAATATTCCCTTGCTTTCATGCACTCTATTGTCAGAGCCAATTTAGACTTACTTGATGTTTATTGGTGTTGCCTACCTATTACACTGCCATGTACGGTAAGTGCTTATGCTGTTGAATGGCAATGTTGGGGAGAAAGAGATAAAGAAAGATGGATTAAGCCAATGCCTAAAGATGACTATATTGTAAACATTAACAATCATAAATTTGATTTCTTTTATGAAGACATGAACTACGATGAATTTTGGGATAAATTTGGTGATTGGTACGGGCAAGGAGAACAAACAGCATGCCTTATAGGGATTAGAACTTCTGAAAGCCTAAACAGGTTCAGGGCTATCATGAATACAAGAAAAACAATTCTCAAAGGTCAAATGTGGACTAAGAAAAATACAAAAACAGTCTATAATTGCTACCCTATATATGATTGGAAAACTGACGATATTTGGGTGGCAAATGCAAAGTTTGAATGGGAATACAACGAACTTTACGACATTTTCTATAAAGCTGGCATTCCAGTGGGTAGCATGAGAGTTGCTTCACCATTTATGAGTGAGTCAAAGTCAAGTCTTGGATTGTATAGGGTGATTGATCCTCATGTATGGGCTAAATTATGTGCCAGGGTGCAAGGTGCAAATTTTATTGCAACTTATGGAAAACAATTGAGTTATAGAACATTTAAACTTCCTGATGGTCATACTTGGAAGTCATTCACTAAATTTCTTTTAGACACTCTGCCAAAGGAAGTCGCTGAAAATTTTAAGATGCGCTTTGTCCAATCGTTCAAAGTTTGGGGCAGGACAGGGCGTGGCCTACCAGAAAAAATAATCAATGAATTAAAAGAACATAAAATAGAGTTTTTTGAGAATGGGCTTACTCATCATGGCAGGAAAAATTTAACTAGAATTAGAATAAGAAAGTTTCCAGACCACTTGGACATGTTAAGCTGTAATAATGGTGACGTAGCATCATGGAAACGCTTTGCTTTAACAATTCTAAAGAATGATCACACCTGTAAATATATGGGACTTGCACCAACAAAAGAACAGGCAATTCGACAACGGGCGATAATGGAAAAATATAAAAAATTATAGGTAAATATGAAATTCGTAAAAATTAAAGATCTAAAAGGAACAGATAGACAAGTTTTTTGCCCTAATGGTGGATTTATCAGCAACAGAATACTTTTAGAATCAGATGGGATGGGATATTCATTAACGAAAACTGAGATCCCAAAAGGAGAATGGCAATATTGGCATTATAAAAACCATCTTGAAACATGCTATTGCATTAAAGGTAAAGGACACCTATATAATAATGAGAATGGGGACTATTTTGAGATAACACCTGATACAGTTTATATATTGGATAAACACGATGACCATAAATTCAAAGCAGAAGAAGATACAGTTCTTATATGTGTCTTTAACCCACCATTAAAAGGTGCTGAAATCCATAAAGCGGATGGCTCATATGCTTAAAAAGCTACAATCAGAACACAAAGAATGGGTTAAAGCCAATTTCGATGATCCTAAACCATGGATGTTCATTATGGGAGTAATGGAAGAACTAGGCGAACTCTCTCACGCTCATCTTAAAAGTGAACTTCAAATTAGAACTGACACTGATCACAAAGAAAAAGCTTTTGATGCAGTTGGTGATATTGTTATTTTCCTATCTGGGTATTGTTCTTCAGTTGGGATTGACTTTGAAGAAGCTGTCCAATTAACTTGGGATAAAGTCAAAAAAAGAGATTGGAAAAAGAACCCTGTCACTGGATAATTTAAAATGAGCCTAATAGAAAACAAAATAACCCCATGTCAACAGTGCGGTGGATGCTGCACAAAATACAGTAATGGTGCTGGCCTTGGATCTGTAGACGAAGATCAAATCCAAGAGTGGGAAGAATTCGCACCACATGTAATTAAATATCTAGGGATGTTTCCTGACTTTGGAAACGGTAGATTTGGTGATATGTGGATAAGTCCTGTAACGGGTGATGAATTAATAAGGTGTCCTTTCCTAAGAAAAGACAGGAATAAACCAACCTATAAATGCACTATTTACAAATATCGGCCATATGCGTGTAGAAGTTATCCAGTTGATATTGAACAAATGGAAAAAGATAATTGTAAAAGATGCCTGAACAGTTAAATATGTTCCAATTTTAAAATTTAAAAGAAAGAGCCCCACCTAATATTTTTGTTTTTAAAGATTGAACTAATCCTGTCTTTTGTTCATCTTTAGTTGCACGCCCGACACCCAATTTTCTCTGAATTTCGAGTATGCTGGAACTCATCAGCGCATTTTCTGCGCTTTCTACGCTATTGAAACTACTGGATATTCCACCCACTGAAAACGATCTACTTGCAATCCCACTTCCTCTGCCTAAACCGCTTTGAACGTACAAATCGACCGCAGCCAGCTTGGAAATGATATCTAAGGAAAGGAGTCTTAATTCACTGGCACTATCTGGAATCCCTGCGACAACAGTAGCATTCCAAAAATTCTTAACCTTATTATAATCTCGATGCCCGTTCTTAGCATAGAGAGTTCTATCCCATATTCCAGCCGACCATATAGCCGTATTTCCTGATCCACGCCCGTAAGGATGACCAATTACTGTAACGGCCCCATCTGTGCTTAGTTCCACGTGCTTGTTAACATTCAGATCAACGTCACTGATTCCCCTCTGGTGTACCCATAATCTTTGGACACATTGGAGCATATTAGTTGCAAACTCGAAAGTAATATTACTTGATTCTGACTGTGATTTAGGTTGGTTTGTAACAGGGTCCAGATATTTATAGCCAAGACTTTTGTCTGAGCTGTAGAGTGTGGGTTCGATATCTGTCATGATCATTAGTTCTGTCAGTACTCTGAGACCTGTGTTAATCCAATATTGATACTCTTCGTTTTTGTACTTTTTAACATCTACAAGGACTACTTCAGTCTTATTAATTGATGGAAGATTATCAATGTCCTCAATGTTTACCTTTATATAATCTCCTCCTGCTAGGGATGGTTCCATCATATGGTCGAAAATTTCATACTCCATATGGTCATCTGAAATTACGACTGGTGCTCCAAAATCCCACTGCAAAGTCTGGTCTTTTGCGTTCCATGTGAATTCTTTAGAACCGACTGCCGTTTCTTTACTGATATGCAATACTTCAACCCCAGTAATTTTTCTCAAATCTTGCTGCAATACTAACTCAGAGTTTCCTACCATATCAACGCCAAGCATGTACTGGTTCTTCACACTTTGCACTGTCACTGGCACAACATCAAACTCAGCCGTTTCAACCTGATCATTTATTCTGACTTCCAAGGTGTGTTTCCCAATATTCAAAGGTAAATCAATATCGCAGTTTTCAAGTTCGAAAGTGACTAAATTAAGATCATACTCCTTGATAAGTTTTGTGGTATTGTCTCCAATTTTTTGGGTCCATGTTGTCAGTGGAAACTCTAATTTAGACTCGGGGTTACTTGGATCGGTTATCCCAGTAATTATTTTTGCCGTGAAAAGATTTTCCCTGTTTGGATCAAATTGGTTCTTGAGCTTTATTCTTGCTTTCAGGGTTTTAAAATTCTCCTCGAAACGACAGAATTCAGGCTTTAGTAAAGTAATGGCCAGTTCCGCAACGACACCTTTAACGTCATAAGCGTCAAAATGAGCCTCTACATGGTCAAGGACATGCTCAGGTATGACTCTTACATCATAAGCGTCAATATGGGCTATTCCGTGGTCAAGAGTGGCCACTATTGAATTTTGTGCTAAAACATCTCTACCTGTTAATGAAACAGTGCCATAACTAAGTGACATTTAAGACCCCGTGGGCATTGATTTTTACAATGAAATCGGCTGCTGAAGATGCTTCGTTTTGACCAAAATCTAAAATTGCAATGATGGTGCTGGTTCCTCCATTGCCAGTATCTTCATAAATGGCTGCATATCTGATTTCTGCTACTGTCAAATTTGAGAAGGTGTAATCGTCCCAATCGACTACTATCTGGTTGAGTTCATCATCTTGAGTAAGTTCTGGATCTCCAATGTCATCACCACCAGCTACATATCCGGTTCCTGAAACTTCATCTGTCAGATCAGAAAAGTTTTTATGAGTGTCCTCATCTGGGATCAAAGAACTTGTGTGGAGAGACATTCTGTAAGTCTTGGCTGCTTGGAAAAAAGCCTCTGCCATTTTTAATTTAAAATTGTTTGGTATTTTTGCCATTGTTTCCTCAATTATAAATATGTTTTAAGTTGGTGAACTATTTCCCTGAATAAATAATCTTTTGCCTGTTGTTCAACAGGTAATTCTTCATAGGGGACACAGCAAGGATGTTCTTTTTTTGACGAGTCTTTTACCGGACCATATTTCCAGCCATCATCATATTTCTCTTTCAGCCAACTTTTGTGAGAATCGTCAACTCCAGCCCCTGGGTTGTCAATATGGAATTCCACTCCAGTTATAGCACTTTTCCTTTGCCATTCAGGCGCACATTTCCATATTTTTTGAGAATGGTCTTTTATGCTTTTACAATATGCCCTATTTATTTCATGAGCTATTTTTGCAATATCTTCTTTTGTCATACTACCTTTTATTTTTACGTTTCTTTCTTCGTTTCCTCTTCTCCTTGAGGAGTTTTATTTCCTCTGGAGATTTGAGGGATTTGAACAGTCTTTCTTCTTGCAATAAGTTTTCTAATTGTTTGGATGTTGTGGGTATGGATTTCTTTAATACCCTAGATTGGATGCTTCCATCATCATAAATCACGTCACCACGGCCAAGTGCTGGGTTTCCTGTTCTAACGCTTATAATATCTGAAAACGGAACCGTAAAAGGTCTACCCTCAACCATGAATCCGTTTTTAACAGTAGATGAAACATATTCCCAAGGTGAAGGTCTGTCTCCGAGCCCCGATATCTTGCGCTTTATATAATGGCCTTTTTTTATTTCAGGTAGCCTGGTTTCTTTTTTCTCCTGATCTAATTTTTTAACAACAATCTTTTTAGCCTCAGATTTCTCAACTTTTTTAGAAGTTTTTTTATCTTCATTCTTTTCCTGTTCATCTTGAATATAATCTACTTCAACTATAGTTCTTCCTAATTCACCTTTTTCTGGTTTGCTTACACTTTTAACCACATAATGCCCTTTATTTGGCAACAGGATTTCTTGTTCTTTAGCGTCCATAGCTGTGCCGCTGCCTGCAAGATCAGCTATGTTTGTTCCTTTTTTAACATTAATTTTCAATGCAACACCTACAAGTCCTGCATGAGCAAATAAAGCTCGTTCGCTAGAAGATGTACTTTGAAACGAACTAACAGGAATCTTATTTCCAGTTTTAACTGATTGGAATTTTTTTGTTAACTCATCATTGTTTATGCCTCTATATAGCGTTGTATCTTTAGTGATCTCACTTTTACTAATTGCACTATTTAAACTATCTGTAAATTTATCAAGACTCTTATTTTTAGATGCATTATCTTTTCTTAAATATTCATTTAATTTATGGAATCCATCTCCTGAATACCAACTCAAAGATGATTTTTCACCTGATGTTAAAGTTCCAGTTTTTGCTGTCAATCCCTCTTTTGTTTTAACTTTGACTTTTTTCGGTTCATCCTTCGGTCCTCCCTTCCACGCATTCTTATTGCCTTTCATGGCCTGCGATCTTGTCTGTTTTTTCTCCTCTTGTTTCTTAACACCGATCTTCTTAGCCTCAGATTTCTCAACTTTTTTAAATGGCTCTTGTTTCTTAACCGTCACTCCTTTTTTAGGTTCAGACTTAACTACAATCTTCTTTGGCTTGGCATCTTCTTTGAGTGTTTTTGAATCGAATTTTCCACCATGGAGAATATTGGGGTCCTTAACTGAACCATCTTTATGAATGGCGATATGGTGCGCTTCTCCTGTGTCCTTGTGCTTTGTTTCAAGATAAATATGGTCTTTATCTTTGCCTTTAAGAATTCTGCCAGGCTCAAGTTTTGATTCACCTTTTTTATGGGCTTCGTGAATTGCACGAATAGTTTTTTTCTGTCCGTCTGAGTGGGAAGCTATTTTTCTTTCCAGATCAGACTTTGATTTTCTTTGGGTAATCTGCTTGCTGCTTATTTTGTAGCGGTCCTTGATCAGTTTTTGTTTTCTGGAATGGTTGTCTATGTGAGTCTTTTGATTCTTGATTTCTGCTTTGAGATGAGAAAGTTTTGTTTTGTGGTCTACCCTTTCGCCTTCAACTGGTCCTTTGCTTTTTATTTCATCATGATGCTTCTTGGCTGCATTGAGTAATTCTTGGTGCTTGGCTTTAAGTGATTCAAGTTCTTCATGGGCTTTGGATGCACTGGCTTTGTCGTGGTCAATAAAGCGGTCTCTGGTATGCTTTTCTTGGACTTGTCCGGGCTGTCTTTTGGTGAAGTAAGGACCTACTCTTTTTCCTTTACGTGTGTGGGCCTGAACATATCCTTTCTGGAATGGACTGAAGAGAAGTAGGCTGGGTATCATTTTAATTTCAGTATGAGTTAATATATTATACTTATCTTTTACATATTTAAAAATTTATTTCAAACAGATGATTATTTGTAAACATTTTGTTTGACATAATGTTTACACTTATGAGATTGTATATTTAAGTTGAGTCAATCAGACGAAGCGAAACAAACAAACAAATGGGGGATGAAGATGAAATTCACAAACGAACAAAAAGAAGTCAAAGAATTACTGTCTAAAATTCTTGATCACGAAAAGAAATTAGTAAAAAAGGATAGGTCCATGAAACATGCTGTTCTTTTTGAACTGATGTATAATGATATATGCGAAAAGACAGAAACAAACATTGAAGCATTGCTGTATGTGAATCTTTTCTTAATGTCGAAAGGTCTAAATCTTAAACTAGCGAAATCAAGAGACAGTTGGTACTATACTATCAACGGAGCACAGTTTATTTGTGCTCAATCTGTCCCGTTGATCCCCATCTATGGGCGTGTATTCAGAGATAAAGTCGACTATTATGTTCCATGTAATATTGCAATGTCGTTTTTTAGCGAAAAAAAATACACCGATAATAGAACTCGACATGGTGAAATGAACCCTAAAGCAAAAAGATTATACAATGCCGTGGAAAAAGAAATTATCGGTGATGAAACTGAAAAACTGTTCTCGCCTAAAAATCAGGCATACGTGAAAAGTATGGTTGCAAGAAACAGTATAGCTTTTCAAGCTATTAACAATGGAATCGATAACGTAGAAAAGATTATCGCAGATTACAGGAACAAAAAAACAGCATGAACAAGTTTTTTTTAATGAAATGCTAACCAAAAAACAAACCAGTTCTCTTAATGGGAGCTTAACAAAAGGAAACAATGCCAATACCTAAAAAAGAACTTATAAAGCGTAAAAATCAAAGAATGGATATCATGGTCAAAGAAGCAGGTCTTGACATGGGATTCAAATCTTTTGCTACAAAGCTCCTGAGAAATTGGGAAGACAGGAAGCCAGATGATCCAGCGAATGTTTTATTAAAAAAACTCGTGGATAAATTCAAATAAAACTTGCATAAGTAAATTTACTATGATCTACTAATGTTAAGTTGAGTCACAAAGATTTAACGAAACCACTAACTGGAGATTAAGATGAAAGCTAAAATAAGAAGCATAATATCAAACTTGATAAAAAAGGTTAACAAACTTGAAAACACATATTCCGCAAAATTAAAAATCATGAGAAAGGTTTTATTCTTTCTTTTAAATTTAATGGCCGAAAAAGACATCCAATATGAAGACCCCAGAAATTTTCAATTTTAACCATCTTAAGTGTCTCTTATATAGTTTTTATAAGCTTCACTCCTGTCTTTATCTGACATCAAGGCTACGTGCTGATCCATAAAATCCTCCACGTAGTCTTCAAAAGTGTATTTCTCTCCTGAACGACTTTGCTGTTTCATCTCTTGAAACTTTTCTAAAGATCTTTTGTGTGATGTTTTAGCTCTTTTGAGGCTTGAGCTTTTCATTTTATTGGTAAGCGCAAGAAATTTTTCCTTGTCGTCTTCATTGATGTACCCTGTTTTTTCTCTTGAATTATAGTTATGAGAAAGCCTCATCAATTCTTTGAAATGAGTTTTCGTTACTGATTCTGTGAGAGTGAATTTTAAAGCTGTTTTTCTATGTACCCACCCATCTTTTGAAAATGATTCATAATCAACCCTATCTATCTGTTGTTCTACTTTCTTTGGTTTTGGTTTAGCTCTTTTTTGGGGTTCCTTTAAAAGAAGATGTTTCCCCTCAAATTCGTCTGGTCCTTTAGCCCATCTTTTGAAGAAATCTTTTGCTTGGTCTAAAGTTTGCCCCTCTACTATACCGTGTTTTCCTGCATGTGTAGGGTAATAAATATTGTACTTTCGCCCTTTCTTTTCTAATCTAAGAGTAGGATTCTGGTCATTTCGTGGTTTACTTTTTAGCACTAAATCACCCATATGTTCTCTTCCTTCAAACTTATCTGGTATTGCTTCAGTGGCCCTTCCAGTTTTAAAAAACATACTAATTTGTCCTAACGGCCTTCCTTTCATGGACCCTTGTGTCCCGTCTTTTTCAGGATAATAAAAGTTATACCTGTCTGAATCTCCTATTTTTTCTATTTTGTAGATAGGGGATTCTTTTTTAACAAGTGTCTTTTTCTTCCCAAAATACTCCCTATCTGTCTTATATCGATCCTTGATTTTTGAGATATGATTATCGTGTGATTTCACTTCATTTGAATGGTGCTCAATGTGATTATTCAGGTCTTTGGTCACTTTGGAAATGTCGTGTTCTTTATTGCCTATTTTAAAAGTTGAATGTCCTTTTGCTTTGTGAGAATCGACTTTCTCTTTGAGTTCCTTAGCCGCTTCGACATGGAGATTATGGTGTTTCTTTTTCTCTTCCAAGAGTTTGATTTTGAGTTGAGCATCCTTTTCTGAATAATCGACTCTGGTTTTTTTGGTGTGCTTGACGGTGCCTATTTTCTTTTGACGTTTTGTGAAATAGGGGCCAACGGTTTTCCCTTTGCGAGTGTGAGCCCTGACAAATCCCTTCTGGAAGGGGCTGAAAAGAAGGATACTGGGTATCATTTGAGTGCCATATAGAAGGAAAAACAGAATGTTGTTGAAGCCATCAACCCGAACACTAAGATCATTGAGGTCATAACAACACGCCTGAACTTTGTTTGACCTGATTTCTTATTTTCTCGCTGTTGTTTCCATGCCTTCCGTTCATGATAATCACTTGGAGTAACAACTTTTACCCAAAGAAACGCACCAAAGAAAAACATTATTGCTACAGGGAGCAATGCCCAAAAATGGTAAAGACTCCATATATCCCATATAAAACTCATATTTTTTTCCTCAAAAGATTAAACATATAATTCCCACGACAATCAACATAAAAATAAAAGAAAGATTCAGGAAACTCTTTTCTGAAAATAGAACCTTTGCACTCTTCCTCTATTCCACGATTTTTAATCTTGTAATCAAAATGCCCGGTAATTTTAAATCCTCCACCGACTAAAATCTCTTGATCGAGTTCGGCATTTTGGAGTATCCCGACCAATCTTTGAATATTGACCTTTTCTTCAGGTTTTTCTTTAACTTCTCCATTACAACTAATTAAGAAGAGGAGAATGAATATATATTTCATCATTATTCCATCTGAAAATTAGCGGCTATATAACCTGTACCTGATCCAAAAAGCCAGACCATAACAGAGTCGATAGTTACAGGTGAACTACACGTTGCAACCGTAAATACCCCAATAGGCCCATCAGCTACAATCAAAAACATCATAGCTACATGTCCGAAAGCTGCCGCTGCTGAAAACTTAACCAGTACCAGCAAAGGCAACGTCTTTTCGGCTATCAATAGCAATGAACAAAGGATAACAATTCCAAATGCCATAGCGTATACATAGATTGGAACATCAAAATTCCCTGTACATTCATTGACAGCATAAGAGTATACAAACCCTGCCAACATGCAAAAAATAACAATGACCTTTTCATTTTGCGTGATCGTTGTACGCCACCTATTGGCTATTTCCTGCCATAATTTTACCTTCTCTTCAACTGTTTTGACATTCTTATTGGGCTTTGTTGATACAGGTAAATTCTTTTTTTGGCTGAAAATGTCATCGTATAGATCGTCTTCCATTCGTCTCCTAAATTCAAGTTTATTTCCACCGACTGAAATCAGCACTTGTACATTTTCCGTTTTTCATCCGAACTTTCAGCATACATGCCGGGATATTTTTATCTTTCATCTCGACATAATAAAGTTGTAATTGCTCATCTTCGCTGATTCCGATTTCTGTGGCAAGAACCGCTTTTTGTATGCTGCTATTTCTAACAGGAAGACGTGGGAAAGGTCCACTTGCTTTTCCAACCTTCTTTTCCAATGCTGAAATCTGGCCTTGCATGTTTTTAATAGATGAATCTCTGCTTTCCACTTCAATGGAAAGACCTGATACTTTGTTTTTTGATTCTTCTAATTGCGATCCAAGATCATCCACTTTCTTTGTTGATTTTTCCAGAAGAGGAGCGTTCTTTTCCAATTCCTTAATCTTGATTATGAGTTTGTCATTCTCAATTTTCAGGTTTTTATTGTTCTCTCTCAATTTTTGTTCATTCATAATTCACCTTTTGATCAATTTATTACAGGTTTGGTTTAGCCCTGTAAAAGTTAAGATTCCAGAAACAAACTCGTTTCTGCTTTGACATACTGTTCCTATGATTGAGTAGAGACCTATTACAAATATTGTCCCAAGTACTGCCCATTTTATCATTTTCGCCTCCTACGTTACTGATATCGTTGTTATTCTGTCATAATTCTACAAAAGCAAAACGGGTGACTGGGTGGTGCTGTCATACTGAAATCATTAGGTTTTTTACCCCAATTAAGATCCCTTGGCAAATCCATAACATCCTCAATTAAAAACCGCCTTGGCTTCCCATTCTTGTAAAGATACATCCCTTTGCAAATCTTACAGGCCGTTGGTCTGACCTGAACAAAAAAGTATTTGGCCCCTGTATCTTTTCCCGAAGCCAACACCGCATAATTCTGAGAATAAGCCGTTTCAGTCCTCGTAATTCTGTCTAAATCCCTTAAAATAATTGATTTGTCTTTATTTATACTGTTGTATATATCGCTGGTCAAGGACCGCCAATTCTTTCTATTTGGATCTTTGAGGATTTCAGTTGTTACGTCCCGGTTGTATTTGAGTAATTTAATGGCTGCTGAATCTGCTTCTCTACTGATCGCTTTGTTCCAGAATATATGAGAGGTCTTTTGAATGGCATCGATTCTTGCTTTATCAAAAGTGGTGAGTTCTAATCCTTTGACTGTCGCTCTGGCTTTCTTAAGAGACATGCTTTCAGTAAGAAGTTTTGAGAATTTGCCGAAAATATAAGCCTCAGATAGTCCAGAATTGAGCATTGCGGTGTGAGGAAGGTAGTAAGACCTGATCCCTGCTAAAAGCTCTTCAAGTTCCTTTTCAGTCAGGTTTCCCCACCAGTTCTTATCTTGAAATTTCCGGTCACTGAATTTTCGTAGAACATTTTTGATATGCTCTTTTTTATCTCCTAATCTTAAACCATCACTAAGTTCTTCAAGAAGCTCCTGAATGTAATTATCAAAGGACTCTTCACCGTACCTTACTTTTTGGGGACTGATGACAACAGCTTTTTTCATGCTATCATATTCAACACCGTATTGATTCAGTCCAGGGTAATAGGTATCTAATTGGTCAAAGTGGGATAAGCCAGTTTCAACACCAGACTGAAATATAGAATGGTGCTTTTGGTTGCATTCTTCGCACATTTTTAACAAATAAATACACTGGAGCATAAAGCCGCCCAGTGATTTCGAGTTAGTTTAAGAACTTCTTTAGTGGTAAAAATATGGAAACATTTGACGTTCAATCAAGGGCCATCAGTTCCATAGGTTATGACTCCATGACACAACGAATGGAAGTCACATTTGTACAGAGTGGTGACACCTATGAGTACTGCAATGTCCCTCAAGTTGTATTTGATAGCTTTTACAACTCAACGTCTAAGGGAACTCATTACAGTGATTACATAAAGGGCAGGTATCAGTGTCATTAAGGAGTAATCTTTCAAGCTCCTTCAACTGGTCGATCTCTTTTGAATTGTCAACCTGCCATGATGTTTCAGATGGCTGTGCGTTCACGTCATCCGTGGCTATGGTGTTGTTAACTAAATTCAGGGCTATACCTATGTCTCTGATAGCTTGTTTTATTTTTAATTTATTCATCATAATATGGGATAGAAAATGTTACCATTATCACCAATAGAAAAAGACATCCTAAAATTCATGGCTGATACTCATGAAAAAGAGGGAATTAAACCTATTCCTAAAACATTAATTTTCAAAGCCGTGAACACTTCGGACCCCAATTATGTTTTAAGTCCTCTTTTTGAACGTGACCTTATCAAACAAGAATATGGGCAATCAATTAAGCTGACTGAAAAAGGATACAATATTGTTCGTGGTGTCGTTGAGGGTGGTAACACAAGCATAAATTTCAATGGTTCTATTCATGGTGCGGGCATCGCCTTCGATAATTCGACCGCTACAGTTAATAACTCTTCAGGCCTTGACCTACTCCTTAAACTTTCTGATCGGATTGAGAATCATCCTGAGCTGTCTCCTGACCAAAAGTCTGATCTCCTTGGAACCATCCAAGATCTAGCGAAACACCCACTTGTTGCAGGTATTCTTTCGTCACTCCTAGGTGCTTCATTGGTATAAGCCCTTCAAATCCAGCTTTTTTAATCCCTTCATGATTTTGATTAATCATCATTAATGAAGCGATTAATCTAAGCTGGTAGCTTACACTATTAGTTTCGTGATAGGTGGCTTCTTGTTCTCTAAAAATGAGGACCAAAAGTTCTTTTTCTGTTTTTTTATTTAATTCTTCTGTTGTTATGGTTTTGAGCCCCATTTCGTCTCCTTAAATTTGAGGTTTAGGTGATCATATCAAAAGAGGGATTTTTTAATCAAATAGCATAGGAGAAATGTATGACAGCTATTTATGGGTACGTTTCGAAAAAAGATAAGTTTGGAGTGTTGGCTGCTGATAATTTAGAATCGAAGCACAATATTAGGGTGGATAAGATTAGCTATGTCGGCAATAGGTATGCTATTGCTATTTGTGGCTCAGACAGCATATCAGAAATAATAGATCCTATTTCTTATCTTTCAGAATTTGAAAAACATGATAAATATAATGATGTTGAATCATTGTTAAAAAAAATTACTGATCTAGCGAAATATTACAGCAAAGTTACTCACGGTGTTATTAAGGAAAAGCTGACAGATGCTGAATACGCTCTTTTACTTAAAAATCGCCCTGAATTGATTATATTAGATTATGTGGAATTCACAATCCATCGAGCTATAATCACCATATACCCTCCAGAAGAAATAAAAGACGAACTAAATTATGTTTTGTGCCGTGACCGCAGATTAATTCCTTTCGCTCTGGCCAACAAGCAGTCTTTGAATATCGTTTTTAACGAAACCAGAATCACGGAAGACCCCGCTAAATATTTCAGGGAACTAATAGAAAAGGACAAATCTGACGAACCATCATTGATTGGTGAAGTCGGATCAATGTTTGTATTTAGTGGTGGGAAAGCATTTTCATATTCTTGCTATTCATCACCTTTAGATTTAATGCAAGAAAATTTCAAACAGTTGTCGAGATTTTGTTTGTGATTTTTAGGGGCATTACTTTTTACCCAATACCCAGGATTCAAAAACCATGCTAACGGGTTGCCTGTTATTAATTCAGACATTCTCATTTTATATGCAAACATATTAACTTTTGTCATCGTTCTACCTTTTAAAAAACTAACAAATCGGTACAGCAGACGGGTTAATCGCCGCTGTAATGTGAAATTAATTGTCTTATTCTAGCCCTTTCTATGGGCTGGATTTGTGGCCGCTGATGACCTTTAGCGTTAAAATTATATGATTATTACATTTTTATGATGATCCTGCAACCTTCGCACATTAGACAGCTTTGAATAATAGCATTAAAGGAATTGCTACGGACTTGGACATAGACTCCAACTCTTTAATTAAATACTTAGTCGAGAATCTGGCGTTAGGAGACCGCTTGCGTTGCCATACTCCAACACTAGGAGCCCACTTAAAACCATTCGATTTAAGAGCTTTTCTTGTTGCTTCATCTGGCTTATCAGGGAAATGCACTTGAATTCTATTATCTTCAACATTATCGACTACCTTAATATCTCCTTTTTCATAAAGAGTTTTTGTTTCTGCACCCGAACTGGCTACCATGCCATCTAAACGCTTTTTAGTGTTGCGGATAGTAGCGTTGTTGTTTGTCATTCTATATGATGGGAATGGTCCTTTTTCCCATGAATATTGAGGGACAAAATCTCTGATTGTTTTCTTGTGATTTTCTTCTAAGCCAGATTTATCAAGTGTGGCAGGATTCTTTTTAAACTTCCTGTAAGCTGCATTTATTTCTTTCATTTTTGCTTGAAGTTTTTCTAAATTATCAAGCTTTTGTTTTAGCTTAACTGCCGCCTCTGGGTCATCTGAGGAGATAGAACGATTATTTTCTGCGGAGTCTGCTCTATCACTTAATCTTCCAGCTTTTTCCTGTGCTTTGATTGAACGGCCCATATTATCATGAATTTTTTGCTGATCTCTTCTTGCCCTTCCTTCAGAATGATGTCCAACTAAAATAGGTTGCCCGAATGGTATCATATCAGCCGTTTGCTTTGCTGATTTATATCTGGAATCAGATTCACTTTGCGCTTTTTCTGCTCTATCTCTTAATCGGTCAATTTTAGCTTCTTTTCTTTCTTTGTAGTCTTCTCTGCCTACTTTGATTTTTGAATAATCAATCTCTTTTTCCTTGGGGACTACTATCTTTTCCTCTTTTAATTTTACTTCAAAAGGACTTTTTCCATTTTTAACAGCGTCAAGCTGTGCTTGAGCATATTTTATCATTAACGGGCCTTTTTCCTGAGCACCCATAGAACCGCTTTTGTTATCACCGCCCCAATGATCTTTAACTTTTTCTAACCGTCTAGTATAAAATTTAATATCTTTTTCTTTTTGCTTTGCAACTTTAGGGGGAACAGAGACTTTCTTTTTATCCTTAACCACTACAGCTTTTTTAGGAAGAGGTTTCTTTTCTGAAGGTTTACCCCACGATGCAATCAACTTCCCATCAGTTTTATTAAGCTTATGTTCATCCTTTATTTTTGTGGATTGCTTCCTGTACCAATCCATGTATTCAGATTGATTTTTGAATTCTTTTGAAGTGGCTTTTCTTTTTTCTCTCGCTTTCTCCCTTGTCTCCTCAATTTTTTCTCTAAGCAACTCTTTGTGACTTGCGTGGAGCATGATTTTGTGATTGGTGGTTTCCAGTTTTTCATGGATATTCTTTTCGTGGGTTTTCAGGTGGTGTTCATGATCAACCTTGATTCCTCTTTTTGTGTGGGTGTATCCTTTCTTTTTTGCTTCAAGGAGTTCTTCTTTGTGAGCCCGGACATCTTCGAGTTTCTTTTTTAGTGAGTCTCTTTCGGTGTGAAGCTTTTCTTTGACTTCTTGGTAGGTTTTATCTTTGGTCCATGGAGTGCGTATTTTGTCCTTTGCTACTACTTTTTTGGCAATACGCTTGTCTGTGTATGCCTTACGGTGAACAGGCTTTCCTTGCTTGTTTGTGTAGCTTGTAGCGTGGACGAAACCTTTTTCAAAAGGGGTGAAAAGAGTAAATAAAGGAATAATCATTATAAGCCTTAATATTAGTTAGTGTCTCCATGGATTATATTACTTATTTTAAATTATTTTTCAAAGGGTGAAATATGGGTTGACAAGGTAAGTTTACTTTGTTCTAATGATATTAAGTTGGGTCACAAAGATTCAGCAAAATAAATCAACTGGAGATTGATATGAAAAAAGATTTAGACTTTATCTGTGAAATTATAGCAGATCTTAAACGGAATAGCTTTATTGAAGGCGGGAAAGCCGATACAATGTTGAATGATTGGAAAAATGAACTTCAGGAAACAGTTGAACCGAAATCTAAAAATAAACTCGTTACTGTTACTATCGTGACAAGAACAGCGAGTGGAAGACGTGAATCATGGCTAAAACATGTAACCTCAATAGACTCAACTCAAAAAGATGGCTATGCATATGTCGGTGATTTTCTCTCAGAAGGGCAGCATGAAATTGATTCAGGTTCTATTGTAATTGAATGCATACCTTGTGGATCAGTTAAAAATGGATATAAAGAGGGTCTTATTTATAAAGTTCAGGATAATGGAGAACTAAAAGAAATTTCTGAACGGTATGATTGGAAAACAGAATCCGTTTCTTTCCGAAAAGAAGTTGAAAAGTATTTTTAAAAATAAGCCCTTCGGGGCTTTAATCAAATTCAAAGGAAAACATGGCAGCAATACCAAAAAAAGAACTAATAAAACGCAAGAACCAACGAATGGATAAAATGATTCAGGAAGCTGGTTTGAACATGGGGTTCAAGGCTTTTGCGACAAAACTCCTTAGAAACTGGGAAGACAGGAAGCCAGATGATCCAGCGAATGTTTTATTAAAAAAACTCGTGGATAAATTCAAATAAAGCTTGCATTAGTAAATTTACTATGATCTACTAATATCAAGTTGAGTCACAAAGATTTAACAAAACATCAAAACTGGAGATTGGGATGTTAAAAACAACATTGGAACAAGGTGTTAGAATAGCAACAGCACATTATTTTGTAACATCAGTAAAAATACTCAATGAAATAGAACTTGAAATCACATATAAAAACGGTAATGTTGAAATTGAGATACCGCTCCGCCATACTCCATACGGGTTTTATCGTTTACTCACAAAACAAGATGATGATTTTGATCAGTACGAAGATGACTCTTTTGATGAAAAAATGAGAGCCTGTGTGGATAAGGCTATATCATGAAATTTAGATTATCTAATGGGATAGATTATAGCCACGAATTCCAGTCTAATGATATTCAAAGTCTAAAAATAGGGTGCAAGTTAGGCTGGAGAAAGTATATTGCTCATAATTCGCAACAAATTTTTGAATCAAGAAAATGGGTGAATGACAACATTCAAGAAATTAACGAGCGGTATAACCATAAAAAAGAAGGGAAAGTTGGGGTTCACTTACAAGATCTGACTTCACAAAAAAACATATGGATATCAAAGATAAAATCCGGTTTTATGAGAGGAAAACATAAAAAATTATTTGTAATCCCAGATGGTTTTGAATTACATATTTATGGCACAAGCGAATGGATGACTATTTACGATAGGAATGTCACTAACAAAACATATGTAAGTAAGAGTTTAAATTTATCACAAGGCGGACAAGATATATCATGGAAATTTGTATTTGATAGAGCTAGAAATATCAAAGAACATGCTGAACAGATAAATGTATTATGCTCAAACATAACCAAGGATGAATTTAAAGCTTGCTTAACATTGGCATAATCGGATTGTCCCTCATTGCCAAGTCATACTCAATGTATGATTTGGCATCTTTTATATTTTCGCTCTTGATCCAATCATCACTCATTTGCTGCATTCTTTCTGACATAGTAGACCGTCTATAAACTTTTAACATAGAATGGTGATGATCTAAAAAAAAGGATGCGCTTGTTTCTTTCTTAAATCTTCCAAGTAAATTTTTATATCTATCAATAGTTTTTTGATATTCAATTTTTCTTAAAAGCGATTTGCTATCTGATTTTCCTCTGCTTCTTAGCCGTTCTCTTTGTTCTTTTATTGATTTATCATAATTTTCTTTTGTCGCATCAAGAACTTTTATAATATCATTGTTTAAAACAACATCCCTTATATCATTAGCATAACTAACTTGTTTTTCTGAAACACCTTCCAATTTTGGAAGATTCGATAAATCAACGTGCATATTCGGTTTTTCTTTTTTTACGATTGTTTTTACCACTTTTTTCTTAGCAAAATACTCCCTATCCGTTTTATATCGATCCTTGATCTTTGAGATATGATTATCGTGTGATTTGACCTCGTTAGAGTGGTGTTCAATATGGTTATTCAGATCTTTGGCGACCTTTGAGATGTCGTGTTCTTTGTTGCCTATTTTGAAGGTTGAATGGCCTTTTGCTTTGTGAGAATCGACTTTTTCTTTTAGTTCTTTAGCCGCTTCGACGTGGAGATTATGGTGTTTCTTTTTTTCTTCCAAGAGTTTGATTTTGAGTTGAGCATCCTTTTCGGAATAGTCCACTCTTGTTTTTTTGGTGTGCTTGACAGTGCCTATTTTTTTCTGGCGTTTCGTGAAATAGGGGCCAACGGTTTTACCTTTACGGGTATGAGCCCTGACGAAACCTTTTTGGAAAGGACTGAAAAGAAGTAATTTAGGAACTTGCATCATATCACCTGTTTTTCTGTTGGAACAATAATTTTTTTAGTAGATTTGTACATTCCGTGAGGATAATCATTTACAGCTTCTACATGAACACCTTCATTCCAAATCCGACTTCCTTTTGAAGTTCTGGATTCAAGCCTCATCCGCCAATCGTACTGTTGTTTGGTTTCTCCTTGTTCACGATTCAACATATAATCTTCATCAGATGTACAAGAATGTTTTTTGACTGAATAAGGTTCCATACTTTTCTCCATTTTACTGGTTAATATTTCATCGATGGTTGTTTTTAAATAACTTGGTGCTTCGTAAGTAGCGAGTGTTACTTTGTTCTTTATTTTTATTTTTGAAGAGGCTGGTACGGTATCCAGATTTTCTCTTAACCATGCGAATGATCCTCTTGGATCTCCTGGTTGTCCTAGATAGGATTTGTCCAGCCCAGACATCTGTTGTTTGGCTACAATTTCTTTCAAGGATCTATTAACAAACTCATCTCTTGTTTCGCCTTCTTTTTTATCGGCTTTGTACATTTCGTCAACCTTTGTACCCAATTCAGAAGTTGTTATAAACCTAGTATTCCCTTTTTTGACTGCACATCCCTTCTCTAACCTATTATAAGGAAGTTTCTTCCCCCACGAATTCTTGAGATGTCCTTTGAATTCCTCAATTGTGTAGGTAGAGACAGGCCCCAAGAAAAGAGGAGAATCATATTGAGCGGTATAAGCTTTGATTGCATCATCACGGTAATCAAATCCAAGCATAACCTTATCTTCATCATAAGCGTGTTTGCATTTGAAATGCTTTTTCTTGCAGGTAGGACAGATTCCATTTTTCCACTTCTTTACTTCTTCAATTTTCTTTTGGTGGATTACATGAACCAGATTTGATTTCCTGCCTTCTTTGTTGACATAAACGTCCACGGCTTCACCATCTTTAGCCTCTGTATTTCTGATATATCCATAATCATAATACATGAATGTTTTCCATTCGTGGCCGTCTCCGTCTTTGCCTGTGCGATAGTTCCCAGCTTTATTTTCAATGGAAATAGGCATACCTTGGAAGCTGTAACTATCCTCAAGAGTGTAAACTTCTTTCTTTTTTACGTGGATCTTTTCTTCCGGTCTTTTTGCTGAGAACAAAGACATTGCGGGGGCTGGTGCTTGATAATTCATAAAAACCTTGTCGGGTAAGTTAGTTTTTAGATAATCGTTGCATAATATGGTATTATGGGCAAACGGTGGTGCATAATTCCGTAAATATCTATTGACACATTTTCCCACTACACCATATAGTTAGATTAAACAACTTTTGTAATCACAAAGATAAAACAACTATGACCGACTTAGTATTTATTAAAAAGGGTAATGCTGTTGCAGATAGTAGGGTTCTTGCTGAAAAGTTCGGTAAACCTCATGATAGGGTATTAAAGTCTATTGACAAGCTGAAAACGAGTGTAGAAAAAGTCATGGACGAAAAAAAACGCACTCGGAAGCCGCATTATTCCTTTGTTGAGAAAAAAAGAACAATCAGGGGGCGTGATTTTAGATACTTCGAAATGGATCGAAATTCATTCTCATTGCTGGCAATGAGCTTTACCGGAAATAAGGCTTTAAAATGGAAAATGGATTTCATTGAAGCTTTTAACTTGATGGAAAGAACTCTACTAAATCATAAAGATTTAGTGTGGAAACAGGTTCGAGATGACAGCAAAATTGTTAGACTTGAATTAACAGGTTGTATTCAAGAATTCGTTGATTATGCAACAAAGCAAGGATCAAAATCAGCATCAAGATATTATGGCAACATAACAAAAATGGAATACGTAGCCCTGAGACTTCTTGAATACAAGGAAAAAGTACCATCAAATTTCAGAGACACATTAGACCGGATGAAACTACATATGATTGTCATGGCTGAACATGTGGCCAATGAGACCATTAAGCAAGGAATGGAAGATAAGCTTCATTATAAAGAAATCTTCCTACTCGCAAAACAAGCTGTTATCAAGTATGCAGGAACGGTTCTTTTTGATAATGTTCAGATTGAATAAATAACATTAAGGGTAAACGATAATTACCCTTAAATCTCATGGCTAAAAATATGCCTATGCTCTTACAGCCACTTAATTGTGGCTTTTTGGGTATTAGTTCAGTACTTAAGTATTACTTTATAACTCAAACAGGAGACCACAATGCGTAAGTTGGAGCCGAAAGGTTTCATACAGGCTAGGCCGGATTAAACTGGCTAGACATTTTTGGTAGATCCATCCGGCATCTATCTTCATAATTTAAAAAGGAGGATTAGTTTTGTTTTTAAAAATTTGCAGCATTTTTGCGGTCCTTTTTCTGGGATTGTTTACGCTGGTTACCGCCCCAGCGTTTGCAGATACTCAGTATGACCGATTGGTTGTTAATTCGTTCAGTGGTGAGGTTGCGATTGTTGAGGACCTGAAATCCTTAGACAAATCCAAAATATATTTAATCTTACCCAGACATACGGGAATATTAGCCCGGCTTTATTTCACAAAAGATAAATATACCGAACTGTCGCCTACTGGCCCATTAATTAAAAGGAGGAGAATGCTGATCACCGCTTTTATTTGAAATACGGGCAATGCCTGAAAAAGTATCAGAAAGCAAGGTGCCGGGCCTTTTCCCGGTCTAAGGAATTTCAGATACCGCTCGATTTGGGCGGTATCTTCAAATAAAAATGCATAAATTAAACGACTATTTACGATACTATTACTCTTGGTGTTTTTCGATCCTGATTAAACTAATTGGCTTAAGGCAAATTCATGTTTATTTATACACTATTGCTATTGATATTAATAGCAATTTTAGGAGGAGCTGCTTATGCGTTGATTGGCAACTTCAGAAAGGAGGATTTTATACGGACTAAAGAGTATAATTTTCTCAAAGATCCAGATACAATAGTAGATTTTCTTATCAGCGAATTGATGAAAATTGATAAGATTGTTGAGAATGAAGATACAATAGAAGAAAGGAAGAAAGATATCCTTAATACTTTTGTTGAACTACATAGGTCTGGAAGTTTTTGTGCGCATCTAACGGAAGAAGAAGTAATAGCTTTCGTTAAAACTAAATTATTTAATGGAGACGAAAAATGAGTTTTGATGATGAGAGTGAAAAGAAAAAACTGAGACTGATTACGATTATAATTTCATCGGTTGTTATTGCAGTCATCGGTTTGATTTTAGTCTTTCAGATGATTTCATGGAATGAAGCTGATGAACGAATTGTACATCAGTCAGCCTTTAATGGCGACTTAACAGTGATTGAGTCAGCAGGGCCTTACATGAAAGCCTTTGGTACAACCACAATCTACAAGAAAGTAATCTCTGTTAATTTTTCTGGTGATGCTGAAGTTAAAGCCAGTTCAATTATTCCTTTGATTCCTATTCGATTTTTGGATACAACAACTGGTGATGCTCGTGGTGTAGCTCGATTCAGGCTACCTGGGCATGTTGCTGCTGCTGACACTGGGATATTACGTGGATTGTTAAAGATTCATGAAGAATTTGGTTCTCAGGAAACATTGGTTTCTAACTTACTTGTTAGAACGGTTACTGAGAATGTGAAAGCATCTGCTCGGATGATGTCAGTAGAACAGCATTACTCAGGTGGTAATGGCCAGTTATCTCAAAACTTTTCTGATCAGTTACAAAACGGTATTTATGTTACTGAACAGAAGATTGAGCAGGCAGCCCAAAAAGGTGAAGATGATTCATTAAGTCAAAGACAAAGAGTAACTATCGAGATCAAAAAAGATCCTAAGACTCAAGAATTACTCAGAAATGACAAGATGTTATCCGATTACGCTATTGCTGTAGTAGATGCAAGTATTATTGATATCGATTATGAGACTAAAGTTGATGCTCGGTTGGAAGCTCAAAAACAAGCTGCTGCTGATGAAGCCTTGTCTCGACAAAACCTTAAGAAGGCTGAACAGGCTGCTAAAACTGAAGTTGCTCAAGGTGCTCAACGTATCGCTAAACAGAGAGCTGATTCTGAAGTCTTAAAGACTAAAGAGATGATCGATGCTGAAAGAGTGAAAGCCAATGCTATTATTGCTGCTGAACAGAGAGTATCAGTAAAAGCTCAGTTGGCTCTGGAACAGACACAGATTCTTAAGCAACAGAAATTGGAAGCTCAAGGTATGGATGTACTTGCTGCTGCTCGTAGACGGGCTAAAACATCAGCTCTTGATCCTAAATACGTATTTGATGAGACTCTTAAAGCTAAAGTTACAATGAACAGAGACCTGTACTCAAATATGAAATCTGCTCAACTTGTTCCATTGGTTGTTAGTGGAAGTGGCGGAAAAGGGGGTGTCAATGCCATTAGTTATTTAGAAGTGATGGCTAATAAAGCTGCGCTGGATCTTGCAAGAAGTCTTAAAACCAAATAAAAGTGGATCTTTTTGTGGCCGCATAAAAAAAACTTAACACTATGCTACCGACCTGATAAATGTGTAAAACATTGGTTCATATGTAGCGGTAGGTCGGTAGTATTCAAATAAGGTATTAATGCTTAAATACATTCGCCAGTATGTTGTAGTCTTTTATTTTGTTAAACGGGAAGACAACACACAAAAAAACAACAATTGAATCAAGGATTCACACGTTTGAAGGTGAACTTTTATCAAGCGGAGGCATCCCACGAGTCGCAATTGACAAAGAGAAAGCTTTTTCTGATGCGCTGAAAGATGATAGCTGTGTTAAAACGATAAAGGAAGGATATTCACTAGGAGGCAAAGTTTGCCACCTTTTAGATCAAACAATAAACCCAGAATGGTATGAAATACAAACAATACAGAGTCAGGAATATATGACAGTAATAGCGGCAAAAATAATTAAAAATGAGATATCAATGTCTTGTGACTCACAAATATCAAGGGGTTGGCATAAAAAATCAACTGGATACCCTGACAAAATAATTACAGGGGATGATTTCATTCTAGGTGTTAGCGGAAGCGCAATGGTCTTACCGCTGTTAATGGTCTACTCAAAAAATCATAAAATAGGGGTAGGTGATGAAGACAGGATTATTGAATGGGGTTCAGAATTTTTAGATTATTGCAAAAAAAAGACTGGTTCATGGGACCAAAGTTGTAGCATGATACTCGCCCATAATAGCGGTTTATTCATGATAGAAGACTGGCTACCACTTAGAATAAAAGATTTCTGTGCTACTGGTTCAGGTTATAAACATGCCGAATCTGCTTTATATCTTGGTGAAAGTACAGAAAGTGCTGTATCTGTGGCAATTGCTCTTGCAGATGGCTGTGGAGGTGAAATAATAACTAAAAAGGTAACTCTAAACAAAGTTTAAAGGTGAAGCCAATCATGAAAAAATACGCTAACTTTGAAGAATTGGCTAAATCAGATGATCATGAAATTTACTACTCTGTATCAATCTTTTGGAATTGAGTGTAGAATAGGAATTTTAGAACCAGATGATTTAGGTTATAAAAAATCTAGCCATTTTATAATTACTCTTGCTGAAAATAATTGGTGCAGCCAAGAATGTGAAACATTATCAGATAAGTTTGGCGGGTATATTAGTCTTTACACTTCAATCTTTTTCGACAAACACGGTAAATTTATAACACAGGTATTTTTGGAATGAGTGAATATTTTATAATGATGAACCACCCAAACGGTGAAATTATGCCAATGGAGGTTGCTCGAAACGATCACGATGACAAAGTAGCAATTTTTAAAACATTAAAAGAAGCGAAACAGGCTGGCGATGACCATGAGTTTTGCAAAGCGTATGGATATGAAGTATTCCAACGTGGTACTGGGAGCTAGTAATGGGAATATGTCCTGAATGCAATGAAGTTTTAGCTTGCGTTTGCAGCCATTGTAAATAAAAAGGAAAACTCAAAGATGTGTGGGAATCAAAGAATGATATTATCAAATGCCCAAAATGCAGATATAAAAATATCATAGATTATTGGGAAAAATCTCAAACAGATATAGCAAGGTAAACTTATGAAAAAACAAATGTATTTCTGTGATATTTGCAGTACTGATTTAAGCAGGGAAGAAGGAATTGGCTTTAAACATGAAAGCGATCATGAAACAGCATATTCAACCCACTCTAAAAAAATGAGCGAGTGTAAAATTCATCTATGTAATTATTGCATAGGTGTCATTGTAGATTATGCAAAGAAAAAAGGTGGAAAATGAAAAAACTGATCTTAACTATTGCAATATTGTTCTCTATATGGACAGCTCAAGCATCAAATAAATTCATTAAAGTTGAAGAATGGACTGAGTACACCTATAAGGAAGGGGTTGTTATCTCTTTGGAAATTTCAGAATGCCTGACATCTGATGTAGTAGTTGAAAAAATGATTACTGGATTTATTGCCAGATTTGAAGGAGAAACTGGTAAAAAAGATTTCCTCACACTGTTTTTAGTGATGGAACTTTCCAAAAAATACAGAATAGGAATGGAAGAAAAGTACATTTCTCCTAAAGCTAGAAAATACATTAAATCTGTAGTTGCAGAGTGTCAGAAAAATGCAGAATTAATATACCCTGTTGAGTCTAAAATTAAATATTCTTTGAATGACACCAGTATGACAAGTGACCACCCAAGCGCAACATTTAGGCTAAAAAAGTGCTCTGAGGTGACTAAACGTGAAGAGATTAAGGCATGCAATGGAATATAGTGCAAAAAAGGCTTTTAAAAACATCTTGAGGCAAATAAGGGAAAAACCTGAACCTTGGGAATGAAAGCCTAAACTTGAGGTGGTCACTTCACTAAATAAAAAATGTAGAAAGGAGAAAAAGTGAGAAAATACCAAATCTGGAAATTAAAAGATTCCTACGCAATATCAGACTATGAAGAATCTGTTATCAACTTTGCTACTCACAAGAATTTCTCTTTAAAATACAAAAAGCACTCCACAATTGACACCGAAACCGCCACAAAACCAGCTTTTATTACGTTCCTTGCTCCGCTCATCACTAGCCATGGGGTTCATCCTATTTTCAATTCAAAAGGGGAATCCTGCGAACAGATAGTCAATGTCCCGAACAGGATCATGACCTCTGAGGAAATTTTAGTTTATCTCAATAAATATACGATCCTTCCTCAAGAGACTCCACCGTGGGAAGAGATCATTTTTAAGCTTGCCTGTTACTCTTCAGAACTTACAGAGGAATATTTCGACCGAATGAACGTAACTTTGCCTGTGACTAAAGAAGAGATTAATGGACGTTCAGAGGATGACATTGATGTTCATTATTTTGTCTCTGCTCCGAAGATTTTCGAGGGTAAAAAAGGTACAGTGTTCCACCTACCAAAACCGAACAGGGCTCATCGTAAATGGGTGATACTTGAAGAGCATTATTGTCATAAAAAAAATGCCTGGGTTAATGATGAGGAGATATTCAAAAGGACGCTTGAAGTTATTGATTTAATCGACAAGAAAAAAGAGATTGATCAGGATGAAATCGAAAGAGCAAAGAAGGATTTCCTTAATTCCAAAAAGGTTGAAAAGAAGGAACCGAAAGGGTTTGATTGGCAATCCCTTAAGATTCATCCATTAGCCATTAAAATTCCTGCCGCTTCAGGTACGGACAGAGAAAGATTAAGAAAAGATATTATCTTACACGGTGTTCATGAACCTGTTAAACTTTACCAAGGCATGGTTTTGGATGGAAGGACACGGCAAGAGCTGTCAGTAGAAGAGGGTATAAAACCACCTTACGCACCATGGAAGGGTAATTGTACTCCTAAAGAATACGTGGAATCCATGAACCTCAAAAGAAGGCATTTAACGGCTTCTCAATTAGCTGCTTATGGTGTTGAAAATCTTCTTGAAAAGTATGAGAAAGAAGCACAGAAAAGGCGTAAAGTTAATGGTAAAAATAGCCAGCTAAAAGAGGATAGGGAATTAATACCCTCTTCCACGAAAGGAAAGTCAACAGAAAGATTGGCAAACTTCCTTGAAATCAACCCAAGGTATATTTCAGATGCCAAAAACATCAAGGCAAGATCCCCCGAATTATTCAAGAAAGTATTTAATGGTGAGGTTACTATTACCAAAGCTAAAACAATCCTAAAAGACCCGCCTAAAAAGAGAAAGAATTGCAAATTTGAAAATAGATACAAGGAGATGTTGAAAGTGATAACAGAAAGAGAACTATCACTAAAAGATTATTACACTCCTTCAATCCTATTATCAAAAATTTATATGGAATGGAATAAAAGGAACGATGGTAAAATGATCAAAAAGCTTGAAGAATTAAAAACTGAATTCCCTATTGCTTTTGGTGAAAGGCATTTAACTTTATTGAGGATGTGATATGACACCAATATTCCAAACAATTTTAGGAGACAACACGAAAGGAGATTGTCACAGGGCAACTATAGCTTCTCTTTTTAATTTGGAAATAGATCAAGTTCCACATTTCAGATTGTTCCCTGATAAACAGTGGTCTTTTATTTTATGTGGTTTTCTTTGGGGCCTTGGTTATAATTGGGATGAAAACGGATACCCGAAAACGCATAATTTGTCAGAGTGTGAGAATGTTGGTGGATTCTTTGAAGCATGTGTTCCGTCTAGTCTTCCTGACTCAACTCATTCAGTGATAATAAATATTGATGGTGTTGTTGTGCATGATCCATGTCCTAAACAATTTTGGAAGAGTAAAAATGTGTCGGAATCAGGGGAGCTTAAGCATTGGGCTATTTTTAAAAAGATAAATGGTAGGGATTAATAAAGATGCTCAACCTTAACAGCAAAGGATTTCTCTAATTCTTCATTCTCTGTTTCCTGTTGCCCGATAGCTGATTTAAGGTCAGTTATCTCTTTACTTTCTTTTGGTTCTTCAGGCTCCTGTTCAGTCTCTTGAGCCTGCATTTTTTCTTGAAGGTCTTGCTCCATCTGTTTTAAGATCAGTTGAGTCCTTCCAGACGAATCAACGCCTGGGATGTAGGAGAACTTTCCGTACTTCTTTAATTCTACTCTGAACTCTTTAGGTGCTGATTCCCACCAGTTTTCCTCTAAATTATCTTCTGTCCGTGTTTCAGATAAAGAGGTGTAACCCATCTTTTCTTTCTTAAGTTTTACCTCCTCTTCAGTCTCAGTCACATCATGCACAAATTCCATCTTGTAGTCTTCTGACCATGGCTTTATCAGGGCTTCAGTCAGGCAATGGGCATAATATTTTGTATCGCTACTGATCCCTGTGGCAGTATGCTTGTCCATCCTTTTTTCTGCTGAACCTGAACCACCTAATCCTCCTGATCTTCCATCTTCAAGATTGAGTTCAGTATAGTCAAAACCATAAGCAGAGCACTTCAATTTGACGTATAAAATAAACATCGAATTGAACTGCATGTCTGTTGGCTTATCTTTAATCTTGTGGTATTTAATGCCTTTTTCGGGATCTTCAACTGGCAAAACAAGAAGATTAGAATAACGGTCTGACCCTTCCTCATACATTCGTTCGTGGAGCTGCTGTTTCGCCCTTTTGTCCATTCCTACACCTTGAACCGTCAATACTCCTTCAGGCATTCTTGAATCGAATATCTCTCTGTTGAGTCCGGTCATCTTGAAGATAACTTCACCAAAAGAGAATGATCGTTCAAAAGCTGATCCAGAAGACCACCCCCATGAATTTATTTGTGGGCTTGGATTACCTATAAATACACAGATATCATCCTTGGTATACCCCGCACTTATTTGTCTGTCTGGCATCTGTTGAACCCAAATGATAATCCCGGACATGAGTCTTTGATATTCATTCACTTCACTTCCATAGGCTTTATTTTTAGCCATTGTCTTAGAGGCCGCTCTTATTGATGGTTCGTAAGAGATGAGGCTTTGTGCTGTCTGTCTGGAATCCGTAACAATTCTTGTAGCTTGATGCTGATCACTTACTCCACTGTAACCAGAGGAACCAGCCATGGAATGAAGAGCCCACGTTGTCGGTTTTATGGTCGCTGCATCTGGAATCAGATAACTTGCAGGAGCACCAGCCCATTTTGGATCTTGATGTTTCAACTTCTCGATTGGGATTCTGTCGAACAACATTTTAGACTCAGCCATTGAGATCAAAGCATCTGGGAACCCTCCAGGGTGACGTTCCTTATTTGGGTTGGAAATTAGTTCCTCAAAGAATCTGCAAACCTTATCTGTCTTAGCATCTGTTTTAAAGTTTGGTGAATCCTTTTGCTTGTGAACGACTCTCCAGCCTACTTTTTTAGGATTGTCTGCAACACAATCAGAAAGTCCTCTTAGTTGTTCAAACCTGCGACCAAATATAAGTTGGTCTATTGGGGAATTGACACGATAATATTGCCTGAGAAAGTCAAGGTCTCTGCCGTAAAGCTGCTCTAATACGTTTGGAGAGATAGAAGACGGATTCATCTGGTGATAATAATCGAACATACTGGAATACTGTTTGTCAGTATTCAGCTTGAGCAACACATCTTCAATCTGTGTTATTCGATTATTAACCTCATTAGTCTCAACCTTTTTTTTCCTTATCGGTAAAGCATTGGAAATAGCTGGCAAAAGGTCATTTTTGAAAACGTCTTTAATTGTCTGTGTGGTCTTTGGAAGCATATATTACCATGTTTTTGAACATCTGAATGCAACTGTAGAAATGTCTTCACTGTCAACATATTTTCCGCCATCTTCCATGTCAATACCTTCTTTTAACACATATTCCCTAACTCCTGAAGACTTTTGGATGACTAGATAATCGTCACTATCTCCTGAACTCACATTCCTTGTCCATTCTGGTGTTTCAGGAAATTCTTTGATATTTCTGGCTGATAAAAAATGTCCTCTGTTGAGTTCCCATTCTTCAATTGAAATAAGATCCCCATTATATTTTTCCTTGCAAATCTCCCTTGCTTTACTCGCAGATTGGTCTAATAATAATTTTCCATAGTATTCACTTTCTTTGTCTATATTTTCATCATGATCTTGGAATGAAAAAAGATGATCCATCATGCAGACATTCTTACCATTAAGCTTGCCAATATAAGAGAACCCTTCTTGTTTACATTCAGGATGAGACCCACTGGCTATTCTTCCTTGTTCTATTAACTCAGGTTTTGCCATTGTGAATAATGAAACGGCTGCGGAACCATAATCCCCCTGTGAAATTGCTGAACCTGCCATGGCTATTCTTTCCGCATTTTTTACCGAAATGTAACCAGTAAACAAGCTTGTTGCAATATTAACGAGAATGAAAGTCAGTATAAGCCCTGGTGCTTTTCTGGCTATCATGGACAGTATGCCACTTTGTCGGTCTTCGTAAGCATCCTCTTCTCTTTGAGCCTGTGTTACATGTTCAGTAAAATAAGGGCTCACAGCATTAGTAAAGTTCTTTTCCTGACTGTCAGACGAACCAAAACTTGAAATAAGCAAAAATAAAATACCAGTAATTCCAGCCAAGGCCAAAAAAATATAAATAAATACTAGTCCCATAATTAATTCCACCCGATTGCTGTTTTTTTACCATTTGTGAAAAAAGTACATCTCTCCGCACTTTCTTCACATGCCTTTAAATCTTTCATTAAAATTGAATTCGCCATTACCCCGTAAGTTTGCCCAGCTTCTATACGAAGATAATTAACTTTTGACGGATGACTCTCCATATATGTTTTAACATCTGTATAGTCGTGTCTGTAGCCCATCCTTTTATTCAAAAAAGCTACTTGAGCGGGGTTGATACCTTCTCTTCCTTCTTTTGGAGGGCTGTAAGTAGGTGAAGCCCCTATGCTTGTAATATCAATATTTTCATTGTTTTGAGCCAATGGAAGGTCATATGAACGTCTTGAAGGCCCCAAAGAAATTCCTAGACCTTCAATATTTCTTGATTGGAAATAAAGAGGGTCCAGACCTGTATCCAAAATAACATCGATAATCCTTGCGTCCGGTGTCTCAGCAATTGAATAGACTTTCGTTTGCTCATCTTCAAGAAATAAAGGCTGGTAAACTTCACAATACATATCTTTCAGCCTTAAAGGTTCCCTAGTTGTTTTGTGCTCAAATAAACTTCCTACAATTTTTTCAACATGTTTTATTGATAAACCAGGATTTGGCTTTTTCCTTAGTTTCTTTGGAGTAATCCCGTTAATGATCTGCATCCCTTTTTTCTTCGCCTCTTCTATACTTAGAGTTGAATATATTTTTGAGCACTCTTCTTTGTACCACTTCAGAAGATATTCAAGATCACCTTCTCCTTTTACTTTATCCCCAAGGGCAACATAAAAGCCTATAACAGTTTCTATTCCAGAAAAAGAGATAGCATGATACCGTTCACAAAGTAATTTTCCTTCATTGGGCCTTGTAAGGTTGTCTTCTTTGTTGTGCCACATTTGAAGACCCATTAGAATCTTGATTAAGGCAGCTCCTCTGGAATAATCACAGTTATCACCCGTAAGTATTCGTTTCCCGTCAAGCCCTGATGGTTTAAGGGCTAGTGCTTCATCCACTTCACTTTTTGTTTTTGCCAAGCGGGTTTTGCGCTCTTGGGCTTCTTCGATTGCATGTGCTTTGTGGTCTCTGCTTATTGCGGATTTTATCCTGCTTATAACGTTTTTCTTTTCCTCTTTCGGCTGTACAGGTGAATTCTTTGTTTTGACTTCAGGAATTTTTTCAACGGCAGGTATTGGTTTATGAATTTCTTTAGGAACCGACACTTCCTGAAAGACACTGAGAATGACTTGATTGATAGGATGGAGAACTTTTTTCCCAAGTTTTTTAGGGATATAAACACTTGCTCCTACATTGGATTTGAAAGCTTCTAATACATTATCCTCAAAGTTAGGAGGATGAAGTATTTTGACCATTACAGAACTTCCTTTGTCATAATCGCCAATCCCAATAAGATCTACTCTTCGATTAAAAGGAACGTGAAACTCTTTTTTTATGAGGATTTTTTCCATGGGGTAAGCTCTTTGAATTGTGCCTGAAATATATCGGATATAACCCATATATGGCACACTTTTGGGGGAGATTCAAAGAGAACTTTATTGTGTTTCTGTTTTTGGATGAGGTGTGTAAATTATGATAATTTTTTTAATTAATTTAATACATCTGAGGTGGTCTATATTCATCAGCTTCATAATGTTCGTACCTTTTTCTAACTATGATTGGCAAAATTGTATATTCATGTTCTGATTCTGATTCACTATATAAAACATCGATTGCTTTTAGCGCACCTTCCATAGAGTTGTAGTCATTTTCAAACTTAGGGAGATTATGAAATTCATGAAATTTGCTACTATGCCCGTCGATTAAATCAGTTAATGGATTAATCAAATTAAACGGGTAACTAACATTGGGGTATTTTAGCCTTGCTACTGATCTTCCACATTTACAATTATCAACGATTTCTATATTTTTACGTGTCAATATTAATATTTTATATTTAACTTCTGTCCTATATTCAACTCTCATAGTTTAGTTCCTGTCGTTCTGAATGTATGCCTATATCTTTGGACATTTAAAGTTCCCCTAAATCAGTTACTTCACCCTTCTCTTCCTGAATACGGTCCAGCATATTGAGGAAAGAAGCAAAATCTTGTTGCCGGCTGGTATAGTCACCAATGATTTTCTTGTATTTCCTGATCTGTTCCCCTTGCGATTCTCCAATTAAAACATAGATAAAACAATCATGTTCCCTTATTACACGCCAATCTTTGTATTGAAAACCTTTAGTCCCAGGGGTAATTTTAGAAAGCCAACTCCATATATCAATTAAATCTGGCGGCTTGTAACCTTCTTTATTATATGGTTTTTCCCCCCTGAATTCGGTCATCTCTCTTCTGCGTACTATTTTGCCGTTTTCAAATTCAATCCATCCATCGTCAAATTCTTCATCCATCCCTTTATTATGAATGGAGCTGTAGGAAGTAATTACCCAAGGGGGATGGTTTTTTATTTTTTGTTTCTTTTTGAATAGGTCCATTGTTGACTTTTAATTTTTCTTGGTATATGTGTAAATATGCACTGTAATACTATTTTACAGTATTTGTTTTAAAGTCTGCCGTCATTAAAACCTAGAGTAGGTCCAGAAATGTTGACCACTTGCGGGTAAATAGGTGTCATAAGTAGCCTTTATTTCTTCTTTCCTGTCCAACCTCAGCACCTATTTTATATCCATGTTCAACTTTTTGTAATGCCCCACCCTGTCTACCCCATCAATTTCATACCACGGACATCTTTTATCGTGGGTGTATTTTTGATAATAGTCGTCATTATCGTAACCGCAAAATTCACAAGGTGCTGCGAAACGTTTTTCCACAAAGTTATTAGTTTTGCAACTTAGCTGTGAGAGAACCCATTCATATTCTTGATCCCTTTTTTCTTGAGTTTCGTAATCATACCAAACTTCTTTGCTTTGATCATAGTACTCAAAAGTAATACTGAAATAATTATTTTCTTTAGTTTGGTCACGCCTTATAGATTTTAAGTTTTCTGAGCTTAGAACCTTATTAAGCCCTTTTTCCTCGTCTATTGGTCTTAAAAACATTTCGCCTCCTAAATAGAATTATTCAATCACCCACAATATGCTATTTTTCCATCTTTAGCATTTTCTTTGATTCTAATTATTATTTCATGCCTGTAGGATTTCTCGTTTATTCTTCCGCATGTGTGGGCAAATTCTGTTGAATCTTTTTTTTGATCAATCTCAAATCCCAATTCTTTGATTGCGGATGATATTTGTTGATCTGTTATTTTCATTGTTTTTCCTCCAAATCCAAAATAGGTTTTTAATTTTGAGAATATTCCGTTCTTGTGATATACTTGGCTTGATTGTTAACAAGTCCCAAAAAAGATTTCAAGCTCTTCTTTTTGTTTTGGAGTTAAAACTGTGTTTTTTCCATTCTTTTTAACCATAGCTTGAAAATATCTTACACGGTTCTTGTCGTCTTGAGTGCTTACACCACCAATAGGTTCCCAGCCTTTTTTTTATTTCATCGTTCACCTGACATTCAAACCCATATTTATCGCTACTACTAGCGATTACTTTATAATTTTGCATGATATGCTGTAATTTATTAAGCCCATTGTTGATTTGTTATTTTAGCCCTTTATCATAGGTTCAAGTTCTCCTATATCTGATGAAGGCTGCGGGATTGAGGATAGTGTTCTATCATTTATCAAATCAGAAACAATTTGTATTTTTTGAACTAGTGATTTTTTATAATCATCTGGAGTAAAATGTGTACATGTAGCATAGGATATCTCTTCACCTAAACCGGCAAATTCTTTAATATCACCATCTATATCAATAGTAACTTTCCATTTTTCTTTATCCATCTCATTCCTTAAATCATTTTTAATTTGGCGGGAAGCCTCACGTAATGCTGGTTCTGATATATCTATATTGTTTTTATTTAAAAAATAATCCCCGTATAAAGGTCCGGGTGGTTTGTAAATTATATCATCAAACGGGTCAGACATTTTACCTCCTATTTAAGTTTAATAATCCCCTCTTCCCGAATCCCCTCAACACCTTCATAAACATACCCACATCTTCTTTTGCTAAATCTCAACTTCATTTCTTTCAATAGAAACGCAAACATAATCTCCAAGATCTCATCTTTTCGGTTAATCTCATAAATTATATTGGAAACTCTCTGACATAGATTTGAAAGACAGGTTTTTCTATAAGCTGGATAAGGACCGATAAAAAGTGTCAAAGTACTTTCCATATCACTGACAGCGAAGATACTCTTTTCAAAATTAGCTTTGCTGCACTCAAAAGGAGTGTTTTCAGCATGTTTCTTGATGATCTCTTCCAGCGTGTCGTAGACATAGCCTTTTGAGTATTTCCGATTAATTAGACCTTCTACACGAGCACGAATATTATTCAGAGCTTCTATATCTGAGATAGGTGCAAGGATTCCGGTTTTTTGATCGTAGTCCATTATTTTATATTAAATTGGTTTGCTGCCCACTTCCTGACAGCTTCGAAATCTTCTTCTACTGCTTGAACATAAAAAGGAAAATTGTTAACAAACTCACCTTCTTTCTCAACAAGAAATCCTCTCTTTACTGCATCATTTAAAATCAAATCTTCTTTGCCTATTTCTAATGGATAATAGACTGCTACAGGTTTTTGTTTCAGCAAATATTCCTTAATTTGAGAGGATGTTATTTCATCATGCTTCACAACGAAATAATCCTCATCCTCTTTGAAAGGAAATACTGTAGGCTTCAGACTTAAATCTGTTGGGAATTTAACCATGTGAATTTCTTTAATCAGAGCTGAGGTGATGATAGTCATTTTCTCGACTTCTTGATATTTGCCATCTTCAAAATGTGGAATAAAGAAATACTCCCATGTTTTGTCAATTTCTTTTGTCCTGATGTCGAGAGTTACTTTTAGTTTTTTCTTAGAGATGGTTGCTTTTGATACATGGCCAATTTCTTTACCATCGTTTGTTACTCTTATCTGAGGATGAACAGTGTTGATATGATCCCTGAATTTCTTGAGGACATTGAGTGTGAATTTCTCTTTTTTTGCATCCAGAAGAGTTGTTGCTATGGTTGTGGTTATCATGTGTTACTCGTATTATGAATATTGTCATCATCACTTATTGCGCTGTCCATGATATGCTCTGGAGCTTCATTTTCAAAAGCTTTTTCTAATGCGTCCTTAGCCACATTTACCATATGCTGGTTCGTTTTTGCTGCCTCAGAAATAAGTGACTGCATTGCAGAGGAATAGGTATCATTTACTTTCCCCATGATAGGCCCGAATTGTTCTTCAACTCGTGTGATTCTTTTCATTAGAACTTCAAAGTCACCAATCGATTCAATTCTTTGTAAACGTTTATCACATAAACCAATATGATCTTCAACAACTTCTTTTACGAGCCTAATTGCCTTATTATCATCAGCCAATGTTTTTAAAATACTATCATTTTCGTCTGCTTCGATTTTTCTTTTTTTTGTCAGTCCGTCAATAATCCCTTTGATAGCTTCTTTATAGTATTTTGATTCTCTTTCAAGTTCTTCAATCTTCCTGTCGTTCTTAGTTTTATATCCGAATATCATTTTTTATCCTGTTTGCGATGAAGTTCTAAAGATTCTATTACAATGGTTGTTTCAGTGAGGTTTTTTTCTTTTGCTACTTCTTTGACATAATCCCAGAGGTCTTCCGGTATCCACTTCGGGGAAAGTTGTTTATGTCCTCTTTTGTTTGATTGTATGCTTTGTTTAGTTATCATTTTAAGTGCGATATATGATTGTTTCTTTTATTTGCCCTATTCATTTATGTTAAAGCAGAGGGCAAGGTTCTCACTTGCGGTCTACTAGTATATTACAATAATCAACTAGCCCGTTATGATGGTTCCACTCCCTATATTGTCTTCAAGAGTGAATGCTAATCAACGAGGATGCCCATTACTAGCACCACCTCTGCCTTTATTATAACTGATATACTCACAGACACAGCATACAATATACACCGACTCACGGATA